GGCCAGCAAATTGGTCACGGTGGCGGGCAGGCCGGGCATGGGCAAGACCTCGCTCATGCTCAACTGGGCAAGCGGTGCCTGGCGCACGGGTGCCCGTGTCGCCTTTTTCAGCCTGGAGATGGACACCGACGAACTGATGGACCGGATCGCGGCCGCCAAGACCGGGATTTCGTCGCGCAAGTTCGGCAGCGGGACGCTGGATGAGAACGAGCGGCGCCGGTACAACGCCGCGATCGACGAACTGGCGAAGTGGCGCGGCTATTTCGACGACGCGAGCGCGGAGACGCTGCCCGGCCTCGACGCGAAGTGCAGGCGCTTGATGAACGCCAACGGCCTCGACCTGGTGTTCGTGGACTACCTCCAGTTGGTGAGCAGCGGCCAGCGCGCGAACAACCGCGTCGAGGAAGTTTCACAGATCACGGTGGGCCTGAAGCGGCTGGCGCGGTCGCTGCGCATCCCGATTGTCGTCGGTGCCCAGCTCAGCCGCGAGGTCAAAAACCGCTCGAACAAGCGGCCGGAGCTGACCGACCTTCGCGAGAGCGGTAGCATCGAGCAGGATAGCGATATCGTGATTATGCTCCACCGCGACAGCTACTACAACGCCGACGCGCCGCCGGGCGGCGAGACGGAGCTGCTAATCCGCAAGTACCGCAACGGCCCGACCGGCATCGTCAAGCTGATCTTCGAGGCGGAAACCACGCGCTTCGTCGAGGTAGCCGAACGGTTGCGGACGTGGTGGGATGGGATGTAACATGAGCATCCAGGCACCATTTCCGTACTTCGGTGGAAAATCCCGCATAGCATCACAGGTATGGGCGCGCTTCGGCGACGTGCCCAACTACGTCGAGCCGTTCTTTGGCTCCGGTGCGGTGCTGCTTTCTCGCCCAACCCCGCCAAAAACCGAAACGGTCAACGATGCCGACGGGCTGTTGGTCAATTTCTGGCGAGCGGTGCAGGCAGACCCGGACGCGGTAGCCAAACATGCCGACTGGCCGCCGAGCGAGGTTGACCTTTACGCGCGCCATGCATGGCTGCGCAGCGCCCGCGCCGACGTCGAGCGAATGCTGCGAGAGCCGGAATGGTTCGACGCCAAGCTCGCGGGCTGGTGGGTGTGGGGCGCCGGCCAGTGGATAGGCCGGGGGTGGGGTCGCATTGACGCGCGCCAGTACCCTCGGCTGAGCGAGGAGGGCAAAAACATGCGGGCGCGCCGGACATCGGACTATTTGCGACGGCTCTCCAGGCGGCTTGGGCGCGTGCGCATCACATGCGGGGACTGGGCGCGCCTCACCAGCCCCAATGTGACCGTGCGGCATGGCCGAACTGCTGTATTCCTGGACCCGCCGTACAGTGCCGATCTGCGCGATGACAGGCTGTACGCCGTCGAGGGCGGCGATGTAGCCGCCGAGGTGCGCGAATGGGCGATCGAAAACGGGGGCGACCCGATATTTAGGATCGCGCTGTGCGGCTATGACATCGAGCACGACGACCTTATACCCGATTCGTGGGAGCGGCTGCATTGGAAGGCGCGCGGCGGGTATGGATCGCAGGGCAACGGGCGGGGCCGCGAGAACGCATCACATGAGACGGTGTGGTTTTCGCCGCACTGCCTGGAGCGCCGGCAGCTCAGCATGTTCGACGCGCTGAGCGCCAACGAATTTGGATGTGAAGCGGAAGGAGCGGAAAACTAATGGTTGAAATAACTATCGACGACATCAAGTCAAGCAACTGGTTTGCGGTGCTCGGCGAGCGCCAGCAAAAAGAGATCGTGTTCGCGTGTGTATATGCGAGCGAGTTCAGTCACGGCACCGATGGCCACCATCGGCTAAGGCCGATCGCGCTCATGGCGGAGCTGGCGGCGCGGTTGTACCCGTGGTCTGATCGGACGCTGCGCTATAGGTTGGGGCGGTTGGAGGAGCGCGGGATGGTGACGCGACCGGAAGGCGAGCGCAGCGGGTGGTGTGTGGTGGAGATGAATGAATGACCTGCATTTGTGGTATTGCTGAGAAGGGTGTGGTGTGGATCGGAGGCGACAGCGCGTGCGTAAGCGGGTGGGAAACGCAACGAACAAGCATCTCAAAGGTGTTTTTGCGCGGCCAGTTTCTTATCGGTTGTGCAGGAAGTTTTCGCGCGCACCAAATTGTGAAGCACTTTTTGGATGTGGAGCTGCAACCTGACGACATGGACGATGAGACATTTATGGTCGTGCATTTTGCCGAGGCGCTGCGCATTTGCCTGAAAGAGCACGGGTACACCAAGATCGAGAATAACCGCGAGGAGGGTGGTTATTTCCTGGTGGGGTATCGGTCGCAGCTATATTATGTTGCCAGTGATTTTCAGGTCAATACAAACCTAAATGGGGTTGATGCCATCGGTGCGGGTCGTGAGTACGCGATAGGGGTAATGCTAGCGCTGGGCAACTTGCCCCCAGCGGAACGCATCAAACGGGCGCTTGAAATCGCTGAGGAAATGTCGGGGGCCGTTGTTGGCCCGTTTATTATTGAGAGTACCGAAAACGGCGTGGTGGAGGTGGAGTGATGGAAAGGCGACTAAAGCGAATGGCTGGGCCCATTGTGCGCTCACGCACCTGGCCGTGGTTGCGGGTGGCGCTTATTGTGCTCGCAACCCTTTGCATCATTGAGTTTGCTTTGGGCACCTTTGATCCATGGGGCGCGCACGACAAACAGGACATTCGGACCATTTTCAAAAACTTTATCCCCCACCCTGCGCGCGGGGCGGCGATGGCGCCGGGGCTGCATGAATATTTTCGTTGGTCGGCGCGCATCGGCACGGATTACACGCGCCATGTTCCCGACAGCGACCGGCACGGTTCGCCTACTATCGTCATCCTTGGCGACTCTGTGGCGTTCGGCCACGGCGTGAATGATGGTGAAACGTTCGCCAATGTGCTGGCGCAGCAGATGTCGGATGCGCGGGTGATGTTGGCGGCGGCCACGGGTTACAACAGCCGCAACGTTCGAGATACGATGGCGGACATGGCGGCGCTGTACGACGTGGACCTGTTCGTGTACCTCGTGACGGCGAACGACCCGATGCCAGAAATTGAATACTGGCTCGCGCAGGATATGCACCAAACCTGGCTTTCGCTGTATGTGACGCACATCATTGACGTGGTGTCGCGTGGTCCAGACTATGACCCATACGAGTGGACACCCGGCAATACGATGCGCGAGGATTGGCTGGCGATGAGCGAGGCGGGGGATGTTTTGTTCGCGGCGTTTGAGCCGGGATTTGACCCGATGCTGTTTGAGGCGATGCCCAATGTGGTGCTGATACCGAACTACACAGACCGCGCCAGCGTGATCGATGGGCATCCTGGGCCGCGCGGGCACCGGGAGATCGCGGAGGCGCTGTTGCCGCTGATTGAGGAGAGGCTGGGTGATGAGTGAGCAAGATGCCGGCGATAGCCAGTCAGGTGATATAACGATCCCGTGGCGCATAGATGCCACCCTGCCACCCGACGTGATGGTGGCGTTGATAAATCCGGCAACAGGAAGCGGCACGGCGCTTTTGCGAGACGGGACGTTCGTAGATGTGCAATTGGAGGCGAGTGATGCTTCTTTTTGCGATGGGCTTTGGCCTGGTTGTTATGCCAGGACGGCGAAACGCAAGATGAAGAGTTGCATGAATTGGCAGAGGTCGCCCGACGAAAACTCTTAGAACTTGGACACCCGAACTGTCGGTGCATCTTGGCGCCGTCCTATTTTCATGGCGCGCTCGTCTTTGCTGATTTCATAAACAACGAACTGGAGTTTGGCGATGGCGAAGAAAAAACCGAGGATTGAGCTTGGCGCGCAAGTGGTAGCCGCAAACATTTACATCAAAACACCTAGTGACACTTACGATCAATCAGCGCGAGATGTCATCTTGGAGGCGTTGAGTTGTATCAAATGGACCATCGCGCACGAGGACAGCCAGTACTTCAAATGGGATTTTGAGGACGACCCGCCAGAGCGCGGCGATTTTGCCGCGAGCGTAGACATTGATATCGGTTATGACAAGAAGATAGTGCCAAGCGAGGACTAAGCCATGAAATTCATTGTGTATCGCAGTAGTCAGTCCCCAGAGTTGTTTGATGTACCGGACGAAAGACGTTCGTGGATGAAGCCGTGTGAGGAAGTGGTAAAAGGGCGAACGGTCTGGAAGTGGAATGATTGCAATGAGGCAGTAGATGCCTGGTTCGTTGAATTCGACACGCTTGAGGCATTCGTAGAGTGGACGCTTAAGCGGGGTTGCGATGTCATTGTGGGCACGGGTAAGTATCCCATGCCCGAATACCCGCACATCGAAATTTATGACGACTATCGGGAGTGATCCTTGACTGCCACCCCTGCCGTCACGCTCGACGAACTGGCCGACCTCCCCGCGCTGATCCGGCGCTACGGTGTGCCCAACGGCGATGGGCTGCTGCGCGTTGAGGTGCGCTTGTGCCTGACCGTGCCGGAAAGCAACGGCGCGCTTCCTCTCGTCGAACATGAGACGCTGGCGGCACTTCGCCAGGCGCGGCGCGACATGGGCCGCGCCGTGCCCACACGCGCAGTTGCAGCGCGGCTTTATGTGTCGCGCACGACGGCATGGAAAAGGCTCAAGGCGCTGGAGGCGCGTGGTATCGTGGAGCGCGTCGGACAGCGCAGCGGGTGGGTGCTGGCGGGCGGTTGAAACAAACGCGAAACATCGCTTAACATATTGACGCAGACGCCCTATATGCTGTAGGTAGGGCTTTTGTATTTCAAGTGGCTTGGGCTACGGGGGTAGCAGGGGCGAAGGGTGGGTAGAGTATGACTGATGAGGCGCCGCGCCTTGAATTCATTGCTTCGCTTCCGCCGATACAGTCGGCCATCATGCTCGACGGCAACGGCGACGGGGCGCGGGTGAAAATGGATATCCCGGCGAGCGATGTTGGCGCGGTTTTGCTGCTCCAGCACCACTTCAGCGGGAAGACGTTTAAAGTGACGGTTGAGGTCGATGGGTCACGAAGCGCAGGAAAATCAAGACAAATCAACTACTGAGGGCGTTTTTTTGTTGCTTAGCGATAGTCAATGGCGCTTTGTAACGACCATGATTGCCAACCCCGACATGAGCAAGGCGGAGGCTGCCCGCGCTATTGATCTGAAGCCGCAGACTATTTATGCATGGCCTGAACACGTAGACGAAGCAATCAAAATTGCCCGTCGCGATATTCATGAGGCGACCAAAGAGGCGCGGCGACAGGCGTTGCTTGAGGCTATGCGGGTAAAGGTTGGCGGTTTGCGTAGCAAAGATGAGGCTATCGCGCAAAGGGCGGCTACCGAAATTATTGAGTGGGAACTCGGCAAGGCCGTTCAAGTTCAGGAAATGACGGGTAAGGATGGTTCGGCCATTCGTTTTGAATGGGTAGACCCCGTGTCTAGGGATGACAACATTGGCATTGGCGCGGACGAATTACCCGACTCTTGAGCGCCCACACGCTGGCGGTCAGCGCGCATTGTACCTGCACCCGGCGCGGTTTCAGATTGTCGTGTGCGGACGGCGTTGGGGAAAAACGTTGTTTGGCAAGATCGCAGCAGCCCGCACGCTGTTTAGAGACGAACTTGATGTATGGTGGATATCGCCAACGTACAAGATGAGTAGCCAAGCGTGGCGCGATTTCAAGCGCGCGTTTGGCGCGTTTGCGGTGCGTGCCGATGGTTCGGAGCGGTACATGGAATTTGGTAACGGCGCGGCGTTGACCGTGTGGACCGGCGAGCAAGCCGACACGATGCGCGGCGGCGCGCCCGGCCTAGCGGTGGTAGATGAGGCGGCGATGATACGCAATGCGGAGATGTGGCCGGCGGTTATACGCCCCGCCCTGACCGACCACAGAGGCCGTGCGCTTTTTTTGTCCACCCCGCGCGGCCGCAACTGGTTCTGGGAGTTGTACAGTCGCGGCCTTGACCCGCTCTATCCGCAGTATAAAGGGTGGAATTTCCCCACGCGCCACAACCCGACGATACCGGCAAACGAGATAGACGAGGCGCGACGCACGTTGCCCGACCGCTTGTTTAGGCAAGAATACCTTGCTGAGTTCATCGAGGATGCTGGCGGGGTGTTTCGCGGCGTGTCTGAAGTGAGCACCGCCGAATACCGCGAACCCTACGAAGGGCAGTTCGTGATGGGGGTGGACTGGGGCAAGTCCAACGACTTCACCGTGATATCGGTGATCGACGTGGGCACAATGACTCAGGTGGACATGGACCGCTACAACCAGATTGGGTGGAGTTTGCAGCGCGGGCGGCTGGTCGCGATGTACGAGCGCTGGAAGCCGTATCGGATCGTTGCGGAAGAAAATAGCTTCGGCGGGCCGAACATTGAACTCCTGCAAAATGAAGGCTTTCCCATTGAGGCGTTTACGACTACGCCACAAAGCAAGGGGCCGCTAATCGAGGGGTTGGCGCTTGCGATAGAGCGCGGTGAGTTGACACTATTGAATGACCGCGTGCAGGTGGCGGAGTTGCAGGCTTACGAGATGGAGCGGCTGCCGTCCGGCCGCTTCCGGTACAATGCGCCCGATGGCGGGCACGATGATACGGTTATTGCGCTGGCGCTGGCGTATCATGCGGTTGGCGCTGGCTCGTGGTACGAGTTCTGGTAGGTGACATTATGGGCTTTTTAGACTGGCTGCGCGGGCGCGGGCGCACTACTGCTGAAATTATCCCCCCACAGCTTTATTTCGTAGACAACGACGGCACGACACGGCCTGTCACCGGCAAGGTAGCGGAGTGGCACGCGCGCGCCACTCGGTCGAGCTTCACGCAAAACTTGATCAATTCACTGCTGCGCGACTACACCAACGTGAGCGACGAGCACCTGGCGCGCGCGTACATTCAGAGCGTCACGGCGGCCGCGTGTATCCAGGTTGCCGCCGATCTCGCTTCGTCCATCCCGGTGCAGGTGGTCGCGCGCGGCACCGAAGAGGTGCTCGAACAGCACCCGCTCGTGGGGTTTGTGGAGGACGCTGAGGATCTGCTGTGGTTCGTCTCGGTGTGCCAAAATATCTGGGGCCGCGCCTACCTGCGCAAGCGGCGCAACCGGCACGGTTTCAACAGCGGGCTTGAGCCGGTGCGTCCTATCGATGTAGAGCCAATCGTGCAACCCGACTACGCCGGTCGGGATCGCATCGTCGGGTACTGGGTGCATAACGAGCGCGACCCGGTGCGCGTCGCCGACATGATCGACCTACCACTGTTCGACCCGTTCGACCGGCTCGGCGGCCTCTCGCCGCTTGAGTTCGTCTTGGTGCAGATCGGCATAGGCCGCAATCTTAGTATTCACGCCGCGAACTTCTTCTTCAACGGCGCGCGGCTGAGTGGCATTCTCAAAATGCCGGGGGCGTCACCGGACGAGAAGCGAGAAAGCGAGCGGCGGTTCAACGCCAAACACCAGGGGGCGCGCAACGCCTGGCGGGTGATGGCGACCAGCAGCGCAGAGGCGGGGTTCGAATCTACCCAGGCCGCGCCCGAAGATTTGGCAATGCCGGAGCTTTCCGGCCTTGCCGACGCCGCCATTGCCCGCGCTTTCCAGATCGACCCCGTGCTGATCGGGTTGGGGCAGGCAAGCGACCCCTTGAGCGCGCAGGGCACGTTTAAGGCGATCGAAGCCAACCAGATACGCAGCAAAACGCTGCCGAAGGTGCGGCGCGCGCTCAAGGGTATCTCGCGCCAGTGGTCGTGGCGCGACTTCCAGCCGGCCAATCTGTACACGCTTGCGCCCGATATCAACAATATCGAGGCGCTCAGCCCGGTCACGTCCGAAAACGTCACGCTGGTGGAGCAATTGACGGCCAGCGGCAAGGTGACGCTGAACGAGGCGCGGCAGCGGCTCGGCTTTCCGGCGTATGACGGTGACAACGGTGAGGTGGTAGTGATTAGCGGTGTGGCGTATCCGGTTTCGCAGATTGCGAAGGTGGCGCGCGAGAATGTGTTGAACATTGGTTTTGGTGCAGGAATGCCGAGCATCGGCGTGCCCGTCCTGCCGCAGCCGTCCGCCGAGGCCACAGAGCCGCGCCCCGAAAACGTAACGCAAACCGAACCAATGACCGGTATTCAGGTGCAGAACGCGATAGATACGCTGGAGCGCGCCGCCGCCGGATCGCTTGCGCAAGCGGCGGCCGTTGAAATTCTGGTGGCGCTCGGCTTTGACGGCGACCGCGCTGCGCAGATGGTTGCCGCCCAGATGAATGAGGCGACGACCACAACGGAGGCGCCTGAACCACTGCCGGGAAAAGCTGTGCCCCCGCAACTACCCGAACGCTCCAACGGCGCGCAGTTGAAGGAGCTTGCCAACTGGGAGGCGAAGGTCGCGCGGTCCACGCCCGACGTGGAGTTCTACCTCGACGCGCTGGCCGGCCACCCGTGCGCCGCGTTCGTGCGCGAGCGGCTTGAGGCGCGCGACGCCCCCGACGCGGTGTTCTGGGCTGCTCGCGCGTGGCTGGAGACAGGCGCCGCGCCCCCTTTCGCCCAAGCGGACGAAGGTCCGCAACGGGCGACGCGAGGAGCCGAGGGTGATTTAGGATTTGGCTTTTGGGTGAGTTTTTCGGGTTCGGGCACTCTCGTCGATCTGCGTGCCCAGCTCGTCGATACCAACCCCGAAATAGACTGGCTGCACGAGAGCGAGTGGCACTTGTCGCTGTGCTACGCGGCAGAGCCGCAACTGACCAGCGCGATGGTTCCATTCATCGAAATGGACTACCTCGACATCGACATGCCTTTCGAGGTCGGCGTTGCCGGCCTCGACATCTGGGAGACCCACAAGGGCAACTGTCTGGTCGTTTTGATCGAGAAGGCGCGAGAGCTGGACGCCCTACAGCGCGCCCTGTGCATGGAATTTGACAACGCAGGTGTGCCCATCAATGACACATCACTGCCGGAGAATTACACGCCGCACATCACCCTCGCTTATGGTGTGCCCGACAAATTCCTTGAGCGAGACGGGTTGACATATTCCTCGGCAATTTTGACCATCGATAATATCCAACTCGTTGACAAAGACGGCGTTTTCAAGGCGTGGCGCCCAAGTCGTGATGTGCCGGGCGAGCTGGTGCCGATGCTTCGCGCTGTCGCCGACGACGTTGGTGCGACCCCCGAAGAATTCAAGCGCTACTGGCGACACTTCGACGCGCTCCAGGTGGACCTTGGCGCGGCGTGGCTCGAATGGATGGCGAGCGCGTGGGTCGGTATCAAGGACGCGCTTTCCGCCAACCCCGAAACGTACACGCCCAAGCTGCCACCCGCTGACGATCTGATACAACAGTGGCTCGGCACGGTTGACGAGCCAGGGCCTTACATGCAACTGTTTCTGGCCGGCGCCGCTGCTGGCGTTGACGCGCTGGAGACTGAAACGGCGGCGGATTATCGCAGCGTCACACGGCAGGCTGACATTGCGATAGACTGGGAGCTGGTCAACCAAAACGCCTACGAGTTCGCGCGGCAGTACATTTTCGAGTGGCTGCCGGAGATCAACGCAAAAACCGAGCGGCAGCTGCGCCAGGTCATCGTCGAGTGGATCGAGAGCGGTGCGCCGATGGATGATCTGGTGGACACGGTGGAACGGATATTCCACGACCGAGAGCGCGCCAAACTGATCGCGCAAACCGAGGGGCTGCGCGCCTACAACGAGGGCGCGTACAACCGGTACGAGGCAGCGGGCGTCACGCAGGCGACATGGCAGACGGTGACGGATGAGTTCGTATGCCCCATCTGCAAACCCCTGCACGGCGTTGTCGGCGAGTTCCGCGCGGGCTGGGTACACCCCGGCGGGCCGGGCAAGGGCGCGAAATATAAGGGCCAGGTGTTCCGCCACCCCGCGCATCCCGGCTGCCGGTGCTTTAGCAGACCGAAGGTGCGATGATGCCTGACGCCGTTTCTGTTGATGTCTCGCGTGTGATAGCAGTCCTTGAACGCGTTGCCGCGCTTGACGGTGCGGCGTTCGATAGCATCGCCATGCAGGCTTCGCGCGTGGCCGGCGTTCGAGCAGAAGAAGCAGTTGGCGAGTACCCGCCACCGAAGCGCGAGCCGATGCCACTCAAGTACACGTGGGCCGATGGCCGGCGATCGAAGTTCAAGAGTCTGAGCCACCAGCGCGGGTTTTTCTACCTCCTGCGTACCGGCAAAATCCAGATACCGTACAAACGTCGCGGGCGGCTTGGCGCGTCCATCACCAGCGAGCCTTACGTTCGCGGGCGCGACACCGGATTTCTTATCGGTACGAACAGCGAGTATAACCTGCTCGTGTTAGGCGCACCTGCTCAGGGCCAGGCGCTATATCACCAGAACCATTGGACGCCGCTAATTGAGCGGTTGCAACGCGAAAAGGGTGACATTGCGAACGTGTGGGCCGAGGAATTGTTTGGAGGTATCAGGTCGTATGTCTTCGGTGGCTGAACAAGTTTTGGTGGTCATTCACGATACGCCGCGCATTGACGCGCCGCTTTTGGGCGTATACGAAGCGGGGGAGCCGCTTGCGGGCTGTTTGCGACAGTTGATGTTGCAGGTGTACGGCGTGTTTCCTACGGTGCTCTTTGTCGGCGCGGAGACGTTCCGGCGCATGGGGCAGCCGGGCACGTTGCACGAAACGCCGGTGTTGGTGGGTGACGTGCCAGAGAACCACCTTGTCGCCGCGCACAAACAAAACGAAACATAGACGAAACATAGCTAAACATATTGACAGCGCTAGCCTCTACCATGTAGGTAGAGGCTTTTTAATTGCGTGAAACGGGCGACCGATGGCGGATGCTCAAAAACTCAAAGATGCGTTTACCCGGCCCGCGTGGGTGCATGAATGCATTCGCGACTATATGGCGCAGGGCATGAGTGAGGAGGAGGCTGAAGAGCGTTGCTATGGAGCGTGGCAAAACCGCGCGGAGCGCTCGGCTCTTCGCCGCGTCAGCCTGGCCGAACCCGAAGGCGTGATTGAGGCATACCTTGCGGTGTGGGGTAGCCACGACCAGCGCGACGACTACGGCACGTGGTTCGACCGCGAAAAGCCCGCCGAGATGGGCCTCAGATTTTTACCGTTTCCGTTGATGTATGAACACACGTGGGACGGCGAGCTTGGCAACAAAATTATCGGCGAGGTGTACGCGATCTGGCCCGACGACGTCGGTATCAAATACCGCGCGCGGCTCGACAAGCAGGGCCTCGACAACGGCGAGTTCCTGCGCATCACGAGCGAGATACAGCGCGGCGAACTGGGCACGAGCACCGGCAGCGCGCCGCACCTGGCCGAGTTCGACGGCGAGGGCAGGTTCGTCAACTGGCTCATCAGTGAGGTGACGTTGACGAAAGCGCCGGCGGAAACCCGTATGCCCAGCGCGGTGCTCGTGCGGTCCAAAACAGAACTTATGCAGGATGCGCCAACCGAAGACGGCCCGCGTGGCTGTGGTGGCGGTTCTGAGAAGAACAATCTTAACGGCAAAGCAGGAGAACAAAGAATGTCAAACAAACCCAAGGGCGCTACCCGGCAGGTGCCGGTCGAGGCGCTCAACGAAGAACTCGCCGCCGGGCTACAGGCGCTCGTTGACAAGTTCGGAGTCGATGTGGTCCAGGAGGCCATCAAGGCGTTCGCCGGTGACGGCGAGGAAATTCCGCCGGAGATGCCCGAAGAGATGGCGGCGATGGCAAGCCCGCAGGCCACGCTCTCGGCGCTGAAGGCGAAGGCTGAGGAGATCGCCGTCCGCAAACGCGCGGAGGAAGCGACCGCCACGATCCGGGCGCTGAACGACAAGGTAGACGCGCTGACGCTGCGGATGCAGGCTGAGCCGCCCGAAGAGCCGCCATTGCCCGAATTGCCCGCAGGGGCGACGAGGAGTAGTGGCGGAGCAGGGCGCATTGAGGTGCGCGACTTGCGTTTCCATCACCTGAGCGCCGCCGAAATGGCGTTCGGCTATCAGGTGCTGCGCGCGGTGCCCTTCGAAAAGCGACAGCGGCAGGCGGTGCTGCCGGTCAGCGATGACTACATGCGCGCGATGATGACGAAGGTTCACGCCGAAGCGCAGCGCGGCGACAAGTTGACATCCGAACTCATTTACACCCGCGCCATCCCCTTCACCCGCGCCGACATCATGGGGAGCGACGTCACCGGCTACGGTGACGAATGGGTCGGGATCTTTTACGAATCCGACCTGTGGGAAAAAATCCGCATCGCCCCGGTGTGGGAGCAGTTCCGCGCCAAGGGCCTCGTGGAGCGCAGCGTGTCGCGCGGGTACGAAAGCACCCTCATCCCGCTCGAAGGCGACGACCCGACCTGGTACACGATCAGCCAGGCAGTGAACGTATCTGCCGCCGGCTACCCCGAAGTGCAAGTGCCTGAATCGAAAGTTAGCACTGGGCAGAAATCCATCTCCACCAAGATCGCGGCGGCATACGTGCCGTTCACCGATAGCCTGACCGAAGACAGCATAGTCGAGGTTGCGCCACAAGTGCGCAGCCAGATGATCGCTTCCGGCCAGGAGCACGTCGAGTACCTGATGATCAACGGCGACACCGGCGCCACGAGCGCGAACATCAACACCGACGGCACACCTGCCGCAAACGCGGGATATCTCGCGGCTGACGGCATGTTGAAGCTGCCGCTCGTCACCAACACCGACAACGCGCGCGACGCCGGCTCCACCTTCGACGAGGACGACTTCCGCTTGCTGTTCCCGCTGCTGGGCACCAACGGAAAGCACGCAGCCAACCGCGACAAGTTGTTCTTCGTGATCGACTTCAGCGTCCAGGACGCCGCCATCAACATCCCCTCGGTGAAATCCAAGGACGTGTTCAGCGGGGCCACCATCGAAAGCGGCGAACTGGTGAAAATCTGGCGCGTTGACGTGCTGACCTCCGGCCAGCTCGCCAAAGCCCAGACCGACGGCACGATCAGCGACACCGCCGCAAGCAACACGCGCGGTCGCATTCTCCTGACCCGCCCTGACCAGTGGGCCGTCGGGTACAAGCGAGAGATGACGACCGAAATTCAGCGCTGGGCGCCTGCGTTCACCACGATGATCGTTTGCTCGTTCCGCATTGGCATGGCCTATCGGGACACGTACGCCAGCGCAGTCAGCTACGGCGTGGCCGTGTAAGGAGGTTGAGACATGGCTAACTTACAGCATCCAACCGACGCAAACCGCACCGTCCCGTACGAGAGGGGCATCCCCGGCGCGGCGCTGAGCGCGCCCATTCAGATCATCGACACCACTGGCACCGAGATCGCGCTGCTATCCGGCGGCGTCGTGTGTGTTAAGAGTTCGAGCGGCGTGGTCGCCGTGACCGTCCCGTCCACCGTTCGCGTCGGCTCCATGTACATCTTTGTCTCCGAGGGCGGCGGCTCCAACAACGGCACGATCACCCTCGCCAGCGGCGAGACGTGGGACGGGACCAACGACGTCCTCACGTTCGACGCCAACGGCGAGACCGTCTACGCCGTCAAGGTGTCCTCGACCCGCTGGTACGTCGCCAATGCCGGCGCCGTGACCTTCAGTTAGGGGGCGACATGAGCGGAAAACTAACAAACCTTAAAAGAGGCGTGGCGACTAGCGCGGACCTGGCTGATGGGCCGTTTGGCGAGCGCTTCACCGGCAACAAGTGGTACTTCAAGCCATACGGCGGCAACGACAACAACGAAGGAACGCGCGCGGCACCGTTCGCAACTCTGAACGCCGCGTACAACGCCGCGACCGACGGCAATAACGATGTGATCTACTACATCGCGGGCGCATCCGATACCGACTACAATTTCAGCACCGCGTTCACATGGTCGAAATCCTACACACACCTGGTCGGCGTCTGCGCGCCGGTTCTGGTCGGGCCGCGCGCCCGCTTCTTCCAGACCAGCACGGCGACCGGCCTCACGTCGATGTTCACCGTGTCGGGCACCGGTAATAGCTTCTGGAACATCGAATTGTTCCAGGGCGTGGCCGACGCGACGTCACTGTACGCCGCCACCGTCTCTGGCGGCCGGAACTACTTCAACCGCTGCCAGATCTCCGGCATGGGCGATGCGACCCAGGGTGGCACCGCTGGCGCACGATCGCTGGTCGTGTCGGGTGGCGAGAACATGTTCGAAGACTGCTACATCGGCCTCGACACCGTCGCGCGCAGTGCCGGCAACGTCGAACTCGAAATTAGCGGCGCGGACGCTCCCCGGAACGTATTCCGGTCATGCATACTTCGCAGCTACGCTACCAGCGCCGACCACCGCTTGGTCAAATTCGGCGCCAACGCATTCAACGGCGGCTTTTTGATGTTCGATGACTGCCTGTTCCACAATGATACGGCGGCCATCAAAACCAGTGCCTTGGCACTCGACTACGCAATGGACAGCCACGCCGCCCCCAACGGCAACGTCATTCTCAAAAACTGCATGTTCGTGGGCTGCTCGGCTATTGCCGATGACTACACTGCCTTCCAGGCGCTTGGTATCTGCACCGACGACGACATTGCCGACTACAGCAGCGCAATCGGTTATGCAGTTGCGCCGACGGCATAGGAGCGAATGAGATGATCCGAGTGTTACACGGCTACCGGGGCGCGCCGTCCAAAGAGCGCTACATCGCCGCCGGCGACTACGCCGACGACGACGAGCGGCTCTTCGGGTTGGCGCAGTACCTCGTAGCCAATGGGCACGCGGTCGTTTTGGCGGAAGAAGGGGGCGGGGACGAACCGCCCCCACAGCAGGGCGAACCGCAGGAAGCGCGCGAGGTCCCCGACTCCGGCAAGATGACGCTTGACGAAATCAAGGCGTACCTTGGCGACTTGGTAGCGTTCAGCGACGACCCGGAGGATACCCGCGCGCACATCGACGCCATGCGCGCCAGCGAGCGGCTAGGCAAAGGACGCGCCGGCGCAGAGGCGTTGTTCGCGGCGGCCTATGAGGAGTTGGGCGGTGGAGACGACGAAGACGGCGCCATTGTTGTTGCTGAGTGACGTCAAGCGCGACGTCATTCCCGGCGCCGAGACGGCCGGGACGTACAGCGACGACGGTAATACGCGGCTGCGCAACGCCATCGAGGCGGCGAGCAACTGGTTCACAGGCCAGTGCGGGCGGCGCTTCGACCGCTACCGGCAGACGCGGTACTACACGCCGCTGCACATCAACGATGACGGAGACCTGCTCAGCGCTTATGAACTGTGCCTGGACGCAGACCTGCGCAGCGTCGAAAGCATCACCAACGGCGACGACACAACCGTCAGCAGCGGCTACATCCTGACGCCGCGCAGCCAGGCCGAAAAGTGGTCCGTCAGGCTCACCCCCGGCGGCACGGTGGTATGGAACTACGACCCGACCGGGGACTGGCTGGGCGCGGTCGAGCTGGACGGCTACTGGGGCTACGGCGGCGAGTGGATCGACACCGGCGAAACGGCGCAGAATGACCCGCTCGCGGCCGCCGGCGCGTCCATCACCTTGAGCGACGGCGGCAGCGCCAACGTCGAGCAGGGGATGCTGCTAAAAGTCACCGACGGCACGAGCACCGAGTTCGTGCTGGCCGGGGCAGTCACGAACAACGCCAGCCCCGACCCCGACACGGTCGCGGTGACGCGGGCCTACAACGGCACGACTGCCGTAGAGTTCGACCAGGGGGCCGCCATCTACTACTTCAGAGCGAACGCCTTCGTTCGGCAGCAGATCATTCACCTGTGCCAGTGGATCGGTGAGCGCGCGAAAAGCCCCATGTTCGGCAAGCTGGTCGTCACCGAAGCAGGGCTTACCCTGGACGTGGACAAAGCGCCGAACGACGTCATGGCTGCAGTCGAGCGGCTGAGGTGGAAAATCGCATGACTACTGAAGTGGATGTACTCGACCGCCTCGTGACCTGCTGGACTGAAGTGACCGGCGTCGCGTTCGCGTTCAAGCTGGAGCCGGACAGGCCGCTGGACGCCGGGCAACTACCGGCGGTGTACTGTGTAAGCGTCGGCCCCACGTCGGCGCCGACGCACTTCAGCGCCGACGAGGTCAAGGTGGCTCGCGGGTTCGTGTGGCGCCTGCTCGGTATGCCGCTCGAAGTTGGCATAGACGACAGCAACGAGGGAGCGGAGGCGCTGCGGGTATGCGTGCCGTTCCTGATGCGAGCGCACAAATATTTCGCAGAGCACCCCCGCCTCGCAACTACGGCGGGCGCGGCCAGTCTCGCGGGCGCGCAGTTCGTGCAAACAACCGACTCCGGCGTGGTCGCCCGCGAAGGTCCAGGCGGTGTGGTGTATGCTGCCGTTGACTTTACGTTAACTATCACGGTGCGCGAGCAGCTCGGCATTGTGTATTACTAGGAGTTTACTATGGCTCAGATCAAAAAAGGCGCAATCGCGGGGTTTCCATTCGCCCAAGTGTGGCGGGTGGACAATGACGGTTACGCGCAGGGGCAACTCACGACCCCCGATAGCCCCGGCACCGACGTGACCACGCACGCATATTTGATGCGTGATGTGAAGACGGCGGGGTTCGCGCTGCCGCAAAACGTCAAGGTCGACTTTACTGGCGGCGACAAGTATCTTGGCTCGTTCATGTTCGGCATTGCTAGCATTGATGCGTTTGACCTCGCTGCTGCTTATCTGGATGCCAACGTGACGGCACTGGTGAGCGATTCATCAGTAGACCAGACCACAAACACGCTTTGGAGCGTGTTTGGCATGAACGAGATGAATCCCACGCTCCCACAATGCGGGGTGATGCTACAGGCCAATTTTCAGAGCAAAGAACCCGGCACATCTGGCCTCAACTATTGGCTCAACCTAATTCTGCCAATCTGCCAGATTGCCCCTAAATGGCCCTCACTTGCTTTTCAGTCAGAAGCTCCATCATCTTACACAATTCAGCCAAGCGTCGCGACCAAATGGCCCAACGGCGATTCGTTCGACTCGAACCAGGGCTTCGAGGGCAACGAAACCGTGGCATTTGGTATCGTTACCGATAATCCACTTGCCATCACAACCTATAACGCCGATGGCATCGAGACCACGTTCACCGCTGGCTACCGGCCGATCTCGACGACCGTCACGGTCAACGCCACCCAGAACCACCTCGCCGTCAATGGCACGCCGACCGCGCTGTCGAGCATCGTCACCTCGACCGGCGTCGCCACACTGGCAGCGGCGGGTTCCAGCGCTGACCGCGACGTCTTGATGTACGAGACGCGCTTCATCGCGATCTAAGATCTAAGGGGTGAAACATGGCTGACGATGAACTTCAAAAACGGATCGGTAGCGATACGGAAAAGGGGTGGAAATGGCCCGCCCTCGACCTGCTCGGCAGAGCGTACTATCACCCGCCCGCCGGCACGGTCGGTCTGGGCGGCGGGCACTTCGCCGTGATCCCCGCAGGCGTCAAGCCGGCGCAGTACAAGGAAGCGCTGGAGCAGGTGAGGGACTACCTGGCAAGCCAACCGTCCGAGCGCACGGTCCCGCCCGATCCGCCGCCGAAGGGTGGGCCAAAGGCCGCCAAGCGGGGCGAGGGAGACGAGAAATGATCGTCGAGGAACTCGGCGGAGCGATCCAGTTTGACGTTGCACCTATAACGTTTGGGCTGCGCGCTAACTACTCGGCACTCAAGGCAGCCATCGGCGTTGATAGCGAAGATGGCGACAAGGAAGAGCGCGGCATCAAAGATACCCTTGCGTGGCTGCTCGTCTCAACGCGCAGCATCGTCATTAACGGCGAGAGCGAGGCGTTGCGGGCTTTCGAAAACTTCTGGGGTATGTATGCCGACGGGAAACCGCCGGCTGAATACTTCGACTTTTTCTGGTCGTTTGTCCCTGAGGCGCTTTACACGATGTGGATCAAGGTGGTCAGCCGCGTGCACAACGAGCCGGTCTATCCCGTGCCCCCAGAGCAGAAAGCTGAACTCACCGACGAGGAGCGCGCGGACCCAAATTAATGGCGCGCCGCGAGGAGTGGCGCGAGAGCATACGAGAGTGGGCGCGGCGCGGCGAAACAGGGCCGCCGCGCCATGAGTTTTATCAAAGCGACCCGTTCGACACTAGTGACGCCGACTGGGGATTTTACTATCCCGCAGAAGCAGTGAGGTTGGCGTACACGATGTGGGCGGCAAGTGGATTTGCCGTAATACCGAACATTCGCGAGGTAATGGCGCTTGACCCGAACTATCTGACAGATCTAAACCGCTTGCATCACATCAAGCAGTTTTGGTCGAATGACGATCCCGTTTTAGAGTATGCCGAGGGAGCGACGCCTTGGGCGAAGACTTAAACATCCCGTTTAATTTTAGTCTTGGTGACCGCAGTGCCATAGATGCTGCGAAGGAAACCAGGGGCTTGCTTGTTGACGTTCGCAAGCAGGTTGATGACGCCGTGGCAAAGGGCGGCGTTGATGCTATTGCCGGCGGGGCAATGCAGCTCAGAAAGGTCAACGCTGAAATCAACCTCCTGGAGAATGCTCTCGCCGAAACGATACAGCGTGCCGCCAAGGCGCGGGAGGAAATCGCCAGCGTCGAAAAAGGTACGAAGGAGTGGCGCGATCTCAGGCGGGAAATTCTGAAGTCCGAAAAAGCCATCACGGATTATTCGGCGCGCCTTGAGAAGATACCGGGCACATTGAAGCCTGCGTTGGAAACTCCGACCGGGCTTGTCGGTCGAGGCGATACGGCGCTCGCGTCCGTCGCTGGTCTTGCTGGCGCGTTTGGTGGCGGGGCCGGCACTGAAGCGCTGATGATTGGTAGCGACATCTTGGGTGTGGCGGATGCAATGGGCGAGCTGAGTGAAACGCTTCGGGATATGCCCGGCTTTATTGGTGGCGTGGCGAATGCGGGCGCAGCGCTGGCCGGTATTTTGCCGGGCGTAAGCGCAGGTATGGGGGCGGTACTGGCGGTGGCCGCGCCGGTTGCGGCGGGTATCGTTGGTGTCGTTGCGGCGTTCAATCAAATCCAATCCAATGCGAAAAAAGCGCGCGAGGAGATGGAGAAGGAGCTCGAAACCCGACGGCGCCTACTGGTGCTCAGCGGGGAAATTCAGAACGCCACACGCGACGAAGTGCAGGAGCGTATCGACCAGCTAAACCAACAGATACAGGACGAACAAGCCTTGATTGCCCAGGCGCAAACCGACCGTGAGACGCTGGAAACCGACCACTACAAACGGCTTGGTATGTTCGTACACGTTTTTGAGAGTGGCGCAGAGGCGCAAATTGACGCTATCGAAGAAGACATTAAAAATAGCACAAATGCGGTTGAGGGTTATACAGCAGAACTTAATGAATTATACGCGGCGCGCGATGATGACCTGCGTGCCGTCAACGATGCAATAGCGGCCGAACGTGAACTTGCTGAGAGTCGCCGTGAGGAAGCCGACATTATGCGCTCAGCAACCGCTGAGGGCGTACAGAAGCGTATCGATGTAACGCGCGAAGAGCTAGAGTTACAGCGCGAGCATATTGCCAGACTGGAAGAAGTACGCGCGGGCACAGAAGAGGGGACGAATGCCTACGAGCAAATCAGTCAGGAGATCATCGCTGCCAGCGAGGAGACCGACAACCTAACCCAGCACCTGGAGTTTTTGGAGGGCGCGGCAATGAACGCCGCACGCGCCAACGATGCGGCGGCAGAGGCGCTCGAAAAAGAGAGAGAGGCCGCCGAGGAGGCGGCAAAAGCTGCCGAGGAAACCCGCGAGAAGATGCGTGAAGCCTACGAGTACGGCCAGCAGCAGCTCGCCGACATCGCGGACACGACCCAAAAATACAACGACGAAATCGCCAAAATCAACGAAGACAAACTCAAGGCCCTGGCCGACCTTGAGCAGCGTTACAGCGACACGCTCGTGTCCATTGCAGAGAAAGCGGCAGATGATGCAGAAGCGGCGTACAGGGCGCTTCAGGATGAGATAGCCAGCGCCAACCTGGACATCCAGCGCGACGCCGCAGAGGCGACGCGGGAGGCCGGCCGCGAAGACCTACAAGCTAAGCTCGACTTCCAGCGCGAGGAGGCGAAGGCGGCCCGCGACCACGCCCGCGACATGAAGCGAATCCGCGAGGACGCGGCGGCGGCCGAGTTCGACATGATCGCGTCGCGCGACTTCGCCGCGCTGCTGCGCTCGCGCCTGTCCACGTCCCGCGCGCTGGAGCGGGCCGCAGGCGACTACGGGGTCGAGGGCCAGGAGCGCCGCCTTGCCTTTGATCAGGAGCGCGCCGATACGCAGCGCCAGCGCGAGACCGAACGTCAAGAGCGGCTGATCGACTACCAGCAGCGCATCGCGGACGCCCGCGCTGCCTACCAGGTCGAGCGGGCCGAGATCAACCAGCAGCGGCAGGATGCGCTCGCCGAGGCGAAGCAGGCATATGACCGCGAGACCGCGCTGGCGAAAAATGCGGCAGAGCAGGCGCTCCAGGTGCGCGCGGCCGGCTACCGCGAGGAAATCCGTATGCTGGCGATGACCCAAGGCCAACGCCTCCAGATCGAGGCCGAGACGCAGCGGGCGCTCCTGCTCCAGGCCCAGCGCACCACGCAGTTCATGAATCAGATGCTCGGCAGCTTGCCGGCGCTTGGTGGCGGGGGCGGCAACACGACCCACAACAACGCGAACGTGACGCAAAACTTCAACCTCCAGGCGGGTGCGCAGGGCCTTTTGCAAATGCTCGGTCGCATGGCCGCCGGCGAAGCGCAGAAGATTATTACCGGGGTAATGGGCTGATGGCGTTCTACCCGAACTACCAGCTCGCGCCCGATTATGACAACGTCGGGTCGCTCGCGACTCTGGAGGGCACCGTGCCCACCGGCGGCAGTCGCGGCTACCCCCCGGTGAACGCCTACCCCGGCTACGACCCCGGCGTTGAGCGGGCGCGCGGGAACCTGCAACTGTTTCACAGCGGCTACCCGGTCGTAACCTGGGTGCTCCAGGGGGTCGATTATTGGATGGAGCAGTATTTGCGCGATACGTACTGCTCCAGCGGCTACTCCGGGAACGTCACGTGCAAAACCACCACCGAGGACCACGACAGCTATGCAAACTACAACGCCGTGATGCGCTTGGAGAAGCGCCGCGATATCCAGCGCGCCCAGGGCCAGCCGGTGTTCAACGAGTACCGCATACGGTTGGTTTTGGTGGAGGCGTTGTGATGGCGATACAGGCGGCGCTCAACTCCACGCAAAAGGGTTACCTGCGCGCCAGTAGTTGGCGGGCGCAGCAGTACCTGAGCCTTGCGCCGAACACGAACGTGTACACGGCGCAAGTGGACGGTACGCCGTCGGGAAACGTGTTCGCATCTCTGACGATGGACAACACGAGCGGCACGGCGAGCGACGCATGGGTGGGGTTCACCGTGCTGATATCCCGCACCGATGACAAAGAGGCGGCGTTCTGGCGTGGCCGGGTGCGCAAAGCCATTGACGGGGCCACGCTTTACATCAACGAGACCTCCGCCGACATTCAGGATGACGATTACATTTTCATCATCCAGGACGTGGCGTTGCACGAGAAGTTGCCCCGTGAGGCCAGCGGCACACGGTACAACGACTGGGATATCACGTTTCGCCAATTGCCCCCCGTCATCAACAACTTGCAAGCTGCCTACGCCGGGTTCATCTCAGGCGGGGCGTTGCAAATCCAGTTCCAGCCGTCGGCGGTTGCGGCGACTTCCGGTGCGTCGATCAGCAGCTATCAATTTACCATGCCGACCGGATATGGCTCAGTTGCGGCCGGCGCGCTCAACACGAACGATGTAACCATCGATTTCAACGAGGGCGTGTGGATCGTCCGCCTGGTCGTCACCGACAGCGGCGGGCGCACCGCAACGCGCTATATCCCGGTGTTTGCGCACGGGGAGACGACAACGCCCGCGCTCGGCTTTGGCGGCGCCGACATCACGGCGGGGCGCGACGGGTTCGGCGCGTCCGTGGCGGCGTTCGACGGCGTCGAGGACGTGCTCGATAACACGCTCGCGGTGATGTGGCGCGCCAACGAGTTTTACGGCGCGACCGAGGTCAACTTGGGTAACAACATCGACATGGCGGGCCGCTTCCGCAGCGAGAGCACGCAGGTGGTTGGTGAGACGGGGATGTATGAAACCCGCTTCACCATTGAGGGGCCAGCGCAGCAGATGCGCAGCGTCGCCAGCCAGCTCATTACCTGCACCAATGAAAGCTCGCCGTCGGCCTGGGACGAGATTGCCGACCTGACGCCCTGGCGCGCCCTGGTGTACATGCTGGCGGAATTTAGTACGTTTTTTCATCTGTGGTCGCTGTCGTTTGACGCCACAGCAGGAACCTACGAAGTCCAGGCGCTCGACGCCGACCCGTCGAACTTGTGGGATATGGCGCAAGCGCTCTTGACCAACATCGACAAGCGGCTGGAATTTCGCCACGATGGGCACGGGTTCGTGTCGATCAAGGGCAATTACGCCGCGTCTGCCACCCGCGACACGCTGCCCACGGTCATCGACCTGGAAACGCAAGACTATCTGAACATCGCCGTCGAGCACGCGCACGGGCCGACCGTGGGGCAGATTATCGGCTTTGGCGCGTATTACACCACCGGTAGCGGCGCGGTCGCGCCGCTCGCGTCCATCGCGCCGGGGCACGCTCAGGGGGCCGGGGCAGAGAAAAGCCAGCGCGCCGATTTCATTCTGGAGGCCGATAGCACCAAGGCGGCGGCGCAGGCCGAGCTTGGCCGGCGGCTTGGCGACCACTTCGCCGCCGTCAATCCCAAGGACCGTATCAGCGCCGACCTGCCTGACGGCTATTACGCGCTCGTTCCATCAGTAGGCACCTGGTACACGTGGACGCTGACCGAGGCTAACACGGGACGCAAAGACTACGACAGCGGCGATCGATGGACCCTCGCTGAAATATCGTTCGGCCACGACAACGCCACGGGCGCGCGGGTTGTTTCGGCGGTGTTCGAGCGCGAGACCAGCGCCGACGATGCCGGGGTGAGCGCCCAAGCCTACACACTGGCGAACCCCTACGCGGCTGTTGATGCCCAGTTCGACTATTTCCCGTGGTCGTCTTTTGCGCCGTTCCCCGACGATCCCGCCAGCTACCTGCCGCCTGATATCACGCTCGAACAACAGCACCCGTTCGACAGTGACCCGCTGAAGGTCTTTACGCCGGTCCCGCGCGATGGCAACACGGTTCTAGCTGGCGACCGGGATGCTGACGATAGCGACGATAGCGGCCTGTACCTGACATTCACCTATCTTTCGGCTGCGCCCGAATGGTTCGACATCTCGCCGGCGTCGGGCGTCGAGATCAAACACTCCTGCTTCAAATCAAATGCTAGTCGCGAGGCGTACTGCCTTACTTACGATAGCAACGCGGACGATTCATATTTCTACTACACCGAGGACGCGTTTGCGTCGCCGGTGGCGTGGCAATTCGGAACAACCTTAAGCGGACAATGGGACTACATCCGCGTTGCCGAGGGCGGGGTTTACGTGGTGCGGGGCAACACCACCACAAACCTGGTATCGCGCGATACGTGGTCGGTGGACAGCAGCGTGAACGCGTACCAATACGGCACATACACCCTGGAAGATGGTGTGACGTACGTCGTGCGTATGGCAGGCGCGGTGCAGTACGATTACCCTGCGCACCCAGGCTATAAGGCGGACGCGCAATACCGGACGTTTGACGATTTCTCCTCGTATGTGCGCAAAAATTACGCCGTTTTTAACAATGGAGATAGCCCAGATGCAGACGACGCGACTTACGATGGGGCAACACATACCTATGATTTCACCCGTATAGGTGCGGGTGCAACCATAGGTATCAAGTTCCCCGATTCAACGTACACCGACAATGTCGGTTCGTTTTCTATCACGCTTTACGAGGTTGTGGCGGCGGCGGCAAATGCACAGGTGCGCTATAGCACCGACGATGGTGACACATTTGCCGGAGCCGTAACAATTGGTAGCACGCCGGGCAACGAGCAGTGTGGGTTCGACACGATCCGCGCGGGCGCTACGTCGGTTGGCTGCGCGCTCAATCAGGTCAAGATTGCGACGGCAGCGGGCGGAGTGTACAGCGATGAGGGCAACGCGCCGGCCGACCTCAATCCAGTTATGATCGATATTCCTCTGTGGAAAGTCGGCGCTGATGGCGGCGCAGTCGCCGACCAGAACATCGACACCGAAACGCCGGAGTACATCCTCGGCACGACCGGCGCGGACGGCTCCGGCAACCGTCTGTTCGTCGTCAATTCGAGTGGCGATACAGGCATCCAGCCGGCGAGCGGTTACGCCGCGTTCAATCCAAATGCTATTGCTACGTGTGACGTGAACGGCTTGCACATTGCCGTATTCATGACGAGCGTGCCCGCTGGCGAAATCCACTTGTTCACCAGCGACGACGGTGGCTCGTCCTGGGGCGACCGGGGCGCGATGGCGGAAAGTTCGAAGTGGCTTCGGATGCGCTCGCAGAGTGTCAATCAGCTATTTTTTGTCCAGGGCACGGACGGCCTGGGGTACTCCGCCGACTTCGGCGCAAACCTGATTACCAAGGACGCACCGGGCGGAAGGGTGCCGCAGTTTATTGAGGTGTACGGCTGATGCCGCGATGGTTGCGTGAAAAATACCGACGCGATACTGGCACCACTGGCGAAGTGGCCGTGCTCGGCAATTCGTCGGGGAAGGTATATGTAGATGGCCGGAAGGGGTTTGTGTACGTGCGGCGGCAGGCTAGCGATGGCTCATGCACCGATGAAGCTCAGGCGCGCGGGCCAACGGCGAACGTGAAGACCGCCGCCAACCGCTACGTAACTTTGGGCTACACAAACAATATCTTGCACGTCACCGGCGTGAGTTTTGACGCAGAGCTGGTGGCGGGACAAAATCCGATGATTAACAATGCCGCCGATCCTTTGGCGAACAAGTGGACAGATCAGGCCACCCTCAAGACGGCGTATTGCCACGCAGTACAGGGAACCATGACGGCGGCGGTTCGAGTGTGGCCGGCATTGTACCGGGGGAAGTTTCGCATCATCCAGGGCAATGTCGATCTTACGTCATATGTACCAGCGGCGGGAAAGCATCGGTTGGCGCTGGTATACATCGATACCGGCTTTGATGTCATGGCGACCGGCAGCGACGAGCAGTCGCTTGGCGTGCCGCTCGGCATAGACGATATGAACGAGGCGTACAGCGCCGCGACCGATATCCTGGCGCCGATCTGGTTCTGGTATCTCACGAGCAGCACGACCGCGCTGAGCAACGCCGATTATCCAGATGGCAACAAGTGGATTGATGCGCGCCAGATTATCAATCTGGACGTTGCGACCAGGGTGGACGTTGCATTATTCGACGAAAACCTGGCCTTCATTCTCGACGAAAACGGAACAACAGTGATGGGGTGGTGAACGATGGGAGTAGGAATAGGCTCGGCAGAAATCTTTTATGTGCGTCTCAAGGAGCAGGGGAGCGCGCCAGCTACGCCAGCGAGCGGCTACGCGCAGTTTTACATTACGACCGACCCGCTACTGGCGCTGAAAGACGACGCGGGAAACGCAATCACGTTCGCGTCGGCGCTCGCGCAATTGTCGGACGTCCTGTCGGCGGCGCAGACCGCCAATTTCGTGCTGGCCGCCGGCGATGGCGCGAGCGGCGGGACGTACCGGGGCCGCGCGCTGGTGGCCGCCGACCTCGCGACCGCGCTTGCCGAACCGCCCGAAATCGGCGGGACGTCAACCGACGACATCTACGCGACGCTGCTCGGCCTGGGCTCCAGTAGTACGTCCTACTGCTGGATCAAATACAAGGACAGCACAGTGTCGAGTATGTCGGGCGCGACCGCCACGATCGATTTAAATATCCCTGCGAATAGCGTCATCCTGGGCGTTTCGATGAACGTTGAGGCAGCCATCGCCGACGACGGCGGCGATGACACCTGGTCGAGCGAATTCAACGACGGGGGCACGGTTGTCGCAATCGAAAGCGGCAGCGCGCCCGCGCAAAACACGAAAGTGATTAAGCCGTTCACGCAGGTCACGGATGCCGAGACCGATATCGTGTTGACGCCGAACGGCGGCAGCTTTACGAGCGGCAGCGTCCGGGTTGTGGTGGCCTGGTTCCAGATTGACCAGCTACCAAACGCATAAGGAGGTATGGCATGGGACTGCAAAAAATTGAACTGACACTGACGGCGGCGACCGGCACGGCATATACCGACGGGCCAGTATTTGGCTTCGTAGAGTGCATCCGGCTGGAGTATACCGACATCGCCAACGCCACGACCGATGTGACGATCTCCGAGGAGGGCGACCCGTCGCGCGATATCATGACGATTAGCAACTCCAACACCGATGCTACATATCAGCCGCACGTTTCGATGCAAGACAGCACGGGGAGTGATACCGGATTGTATCGGATGCCGTATATCTCAGGCCAACGGCTGAAAATGACAGCGGCGCAATCCGACGCCGGTACGATCACAGCGTATATCAACCTGATCGAGGTGTAGCAGTGGATAGGCGCAGGCGCGCAGCGATCATAGTTGCCGCAATGGGCGGCGGCGTCCCTACACTTTTCCGCGACTTCTTCACCCGCGCAGACGGCGCGCCTGGTAACGGCTGGTATTCGCCGGACGGTGGGACGATTGCGATTGCGTCAAACGCGCTGGCTATAACGCCGACGTTGGGGGAGGAGCTGCTGCTCAACGGCGGGTTTGATACTGCCGCCAATTGGTCAATTGGTATTTCGGCGTCTTGGTCAATCGGTTCTGGCGTTGCCAGCTACGATGACGTGACGACGAGCTATCTGCAACAAACGGATATTTCTATTGTTTCTGGTGAATGGTTGCAATTTAGGTTTGATGTTAATGCACCAGCTTTAATAAGGCTGGCCTTTTATGGTAACAGCGGCTCTATTGACAATGCGTTTATCCCCTACGCAGCTTACAACACTAATTCATATTTCCGCGCGGTTGGAGCAATTCCAAACGCAAATCAACTGCGAATTTATGCGGACAACGGTGAGGGAGACGGTGAGATTGACAATGTGAGCCTTAAAAAAATGAGTGCGCTCTTTGCCCTCCGCGCACAGGCATTCACCAACGCCTACGCCCAAGCCGCGATTACCCGCACCGCCTACACTCAGGCTGGCATCGCCCACTACGCCGATGCCGATAATTTCGTGATCGCCTACTTCAACGGTGACGACAAGGTGAAGCTGGTGAAAAACGTCGCGGGGACGTATACCGAGGTGGGCAGCGCTGACATCACCTATGGTGCGGGGAATGTGCTGAAGCTCAGCCGGTCAGGGACCACCTATACCGTCACATACGACGACGTGGACGAACTCACCCAGACGATCTCCGATAGCGCGTTCACGTCGGCCAAAACGTGGGGACTGTTCAGTACCCACAACGGCAATAGCTTCGATGACTACGAATGGGGAAAAAACTGATGGCAAAAGCGCGCTTTGTAGTGAAATTCGACGCCTCCGCTGGGCGACCAACGCTGCCAACGCAGGAAACGCACGGGTTCACGGTAGACGGTCACGGCGTCGATGGGTACGGGTGGGTTACGTGCAGCTACACGCCGCCCTTCGAGAGCGACTCGTGCGTGATTCTCGTGAACACGACCGAGGAAGTCATTCTGGGCATGATTGCGCACGACGATTTTGGATTTATTGAGGAGTCCTGAAAATGTCTCACGTGAATCTTGACGGGGAGGTCAAAAAGGTGGACTTGCCATTCACCGCCGCCGAGCGCGCGAAAATGGTGACATTTCTCATCAGCATGGGGTACACCGGCTTAGATATAGCCGCCGTAGCAAGCTCTGGATCGCGCGAGGCGTTCGCGGCGGCGATCTACGACCTGCACGCCGACGGCGCGACGGCCACCGACATACAGGCCGCGAACGTGGGCGGTAAGTAGGCGGAAACGGGCCGGCGGTCACACGCCGGCCCTGATTAAACAACGAAAAGGCGACGCCAGGGACTAAAACATGGAGACGATCACGGCATTTCGCATTCTCAACTACCTAACCGAACACAAGTCGGCGCCACACTCGACGCTGGCAGCCGCGCTTGACATTTCGCAGCACGAATTGCTGCGGGCCACCGAGTGGCTGTCGTCGGAGGACCTGGTAGCCGACCGGGGCGACCACCTCACGATATCGCCGCATGGCGAACTGGCGGGTCGCATCATGAACCCGAAAAATCTCGCACCGCCGACCGACGACCCGATGCAGGCGTGGATCGCGCAGCAAACGTTCGCGCTGCGTGTCGATTTCGCCCAGGTAGCCGTGAAGCTCGACGAGGTGCGGGCTGACCAGCAGCGGCTCGACGAGCAGGTCGAGCACCACAATGTCGTCCTGTTCGGCAACGGCAAGGAGGGTGAGCGCATCGGCGTGGTAGCAAAGTTGCGTTTGATGACCTACGTTCAGGCCGGCACGCTCGCGGCCGTGATCCTACTGACGGTGCTGGTCGTGGTGCTGTTCATAGTGGCGGGGGGTGCAGTGTAATGGAACTGCTCTGCGGCGGTTTTGCAATATTTGTGTTTGCCGTGTCGTTTCTGATCGCCCGACATTTCGCCATGAAAAATGGCGATGACAATAAGGAGAATTGAGATGTTCAACTACAAATCAAAATACCCGCTGGTCCTTGCGCTGGTCGTGGTCGTGCTGCTGCTCGCGCTGCCGGAGGTCGGCGCGCTGGCCCAGGAGGAATGCACGGGCACCGTCGCCGTCGAGGGCGACCTGGCCGTCGGCGTCTACGAGGTGCCCAGCGCCGTGCAAGGGCCGCCGGCGTTCGCGCTCCAGAGCGGCGACGAACTGACCGTACTCAACCGCCTGGGCGACTGGCTGCTCGTCGAGTACGGCGACCAGGCCGGTTACGTGCGCGCCGAGGCCGTCGCGGTGCCCGATACATGCGCGCTTCCCGGCGATGAACTACCGCCGTATCTCCAGCAGCTCGTCGTGGTCGGCATCGTGCTGCTGGGCAGCACCGCCGCCGGGCCGATCATCACGTACATCACGCAGATCGCCAAGCTAATACTAGGCGCGTTTGGTGTCACCGGTTACGGCGGCAAGATCGCGCTAATCATCGGCGTGGTCTTCGTGCAGGTCGTTATCGGCGCCAACGTGCTGGGCGTGCAGAATGCGCTTACGGGTGAGTTCGAAACCGCCGCGCGCATCCTGGGCAATATCCTGGCGCTGCTGGCGTCGCTGGTGGTCTACGGGCCGCTGAAGAAGGCCGGGGTGATGCCTGGCGCGAAACCTGAGTAACGATGTGGTCGGGCGATGCCCGACCTTAATATAACCGGGGTAATAAAATGTCCTACGATCATTCGACTCATCCCGACGGTGAGACATGGCCGCAAAACGTACCGCTCCTGCCGTTCACGCCGGAGCTTGTGAAGCGCGCCGAACTATACCGCGACCCGCTGGCGACACAGCCCGACGTCGTGCTCAAACCCGGCGAACCTGCTTTGTCGGCGCTGTTCGCCATGCGCGGGGACCACAGAAGCGGGCCGCGTTTTTTCTGGCCGCTCGACGAGGAGAGCGGTAGCTACTACAGCGGCGACGGCACGCAGAACCTGCCATACGAGCCGGTCGATTTCTATCTGAGCGTAGAACTCAAGACCGGTGATGCCTGGGAGTTCTGGTTCAGGCGCAGGCCCGCAACCGACCCGGTCCCGGCGCAGTACGACGAGGACGGCAGCGTGACCGTGCCCGGCGTGGCCGCGCAGGAGCCAGTGGAATACTGCCTCAGACGCGACCGCAAGCCGGCGCGCGGCGAGGGCCGCGAGCACCACGTCAATGTATTCGACAACGTGCGTGGGCTGGACGCGGTCGAGGCGCTGCTGGAATGAGCAAATAGATCACCCGCGTCGCTTCGGTGGCGCGGTGCGGGGCCGGCATTGCCGGCCCCAGTGCTTTTGCAAGAAAGCAAAAAAGGCCCGGTCTTATGACCGGGCCTGAACTTACTTGTTCAAAGTTGCTGGTTCATCATGTGCCGTTGGGTAGTGCGGGCCAACGGCTAGACGCCGCAAGCCCTCGCGCCTGCGCCCACTCCACTCAACATCCTGGCGTTGACGCAAGGCGCTAACTTCTCGTTGCGACAACTGGATACTTCCATTGCCATCGGTGGCGCGGTGTCCCAACCTACGACAATCGTCTTCTGTGGCACCTGGGACAAAGCCGGTGCCATCCTCTCGGACAAACACAAAGCCGCGCCAGGGAAGATGGTAGTAGTAGGTATCACTGCACCAGCCCGGTACCATTGCTGAGTACTTGCGATCAAGGTGGCCGGCCTTGTAGAGTCGTTCCAATACAAACCCAGCTTCTGCCTCGCCGGCAACACTTGGGTCATGCTCGCGGAGTACATAGTACGCTCCGCTAGGGTCCATGAAGCCCTGCGGCCACGTCCCCCCAAGCCTCTCAGTGATGATGCTTAGAAGTTCTTCGTCTGTCATTGTTTTTCGCCTTTCGCCCCGCAGGGCAACTCAACACTAGTCTACTTATCTTCATGGGCCGTCTTCACGCCCGGCGTGTGATAGCGCGGCTCATTCAGCCACGCCTCGAATGCTTCGCGCGCAAACGCCCAGGTCTTGCCGACCTGCCGCGCGCCCTCGATGTACCCCAGTCTGCACGCCCGCCGGATGTTGCGGGCGTGCGGTGCGTCTGGGTACTGCTCGCTCGCCTTGGTTACGGTTAATTCGTCCATATGGCGCTGAATGTTCTCCCAAACCGGGCGATCAACCGACCATTCATCCTCAAGGCCGATTGACACAGCATAGGTTTCTGCGCCAGGATAGTCTTTTATCATCATCCTGCTCCTTACTAGCCCTTGCGGGCGCCTCGCTCTATGCGGGCCGGCGGGGAGTTGCACCCCTTGCGCATCCCTGCGCACCATCGCCATACTCTGGCAGCCCAGATGTGCCGGTTTTACCGACCGGCGCGGTTGCACCCCCACCGAAGTGGGGAAAGACTTTCTTACTTATAGATGCGCTCAAGTTCATTTTTCAGGTCTTTGCACATTTCGACGCGGGTAGGATTGGTAATTTCGACTTCATCGCCGGTATCAGGATCAAACTCCTGCCAGTTTCGAACGGCCCAATCTGCTGCATCATTGATGGCGTCGTCAAGTGACAGTTCGCCAGCCTCAATAACACTCATGGGCAACTCAATTTCGTTTGCCCACTGCCGCGTGAAATTGTACCATTCCGTTATCCAGTTTCCGTCATTTGACACCAAATTGATATCAATGACCCGACTTCCGTCCTCGCGCACATCCATTAATCGTTTGGCGCTCATTTCCATATCTCCTTCTGCTATTGGCCTGCCTCATCAGTGCGTGGGCTGCCATCCCACAACGACCGTCTCCGGTTTCGCCTCTACTTTGGTGGTCCTGTTTGCCAGGCTTTCGCGGTGTGTTCCGCGTGTCTCCGGTTGTTTGGCGGTTCGAGCGCCCCGGTGTTTTTTGCTGTTGTGACTATATTATATCCCATATCGGCTATAATGTCAAGTACCAAATAGTGAAATCCACCCCCTAAAAAATGGGGGGGGGAGAGGGCTACCCGAATAAAAGAAGCCCGGTGGTGAGCCGGGCTTAGTGGTTTGGTTGTGGGGTTGGTGGTGTGGTTACGCCACCTCCAGCACCGGGTTGCCCGCTGCGTCTGCCAAGATAACGTCACCGGATTCACCTCGGTGCGTGTAGGCAGTCATGCCATCTGTGTTGTATCCGATGTTTTCCAGATCGTGGCGCAGGTCGCTGAGTGTAGTGAGTTCCTCGTCGCTTCCCCATACGTCGCCAACGTACTTGATCTGGAAATTGCCGCCGTGCGTCTCAATCAGCCTGTCCAATGCGGTCAATTCGTACACTTCGTATTCCTCCTGTTTGTTCTGACTCATATATGAACGAAAGCTAATTGCTGGAAATACCCACGCTCGCCCGCGCTTCTTCGCGCCGTCAATCAGCGGCGCCCAGCGGCGGACGGTGGAAACCGGCACGCCGTACTCTTTCGCTGCCTCACTGACAGTTATCCAGCGCCAGCCAAGAGCCTCGTTGAAGCGGTGAAGGTCGTCGCCGAACACTTCACCGTTAATAGCGTCCTTGAAGGCTTGCAGATCGTCAGCATCGCCAATCAGAAAACCGTGCTCGTTGCCGTCCGTAACGGCGAACCATATCTCAGGCTCGCCGTCGTCGTTGGTCATTGCAATACGGTGTAGCTGAAATTTTGTTTTCATCAGTCCACCTCAAAGACAAGCCGCTTTCCGTGCATGTGCGGATCGGCAACTGCCTTGATCGCCGCGCTGTAAGCCTTCTGCGTAAATGTATCCGGCGCGTTGTCGCGCCACGCCTGGAAGAGCGCTCGCCGGATATTGATGGCAATTTGGCGTATATTCAGGATGCCATTCTCATTTAAAGCGAGTGGCTCGACGCTCGTGACAACCAAGACACTGAGTCTTTCCCAGCCGTTCGGGTGCGGCGACCGGAATTTAAATGAGCCATCGTAGTGTGTTGGAAAGTTACCGCTTGTTGCGCGATCTTCCATTTCAAATCGAATTGGCAGTTCTTCTTCGACCGAAAATTGTTCAGTGATCTGGCTCAAATCGCCGCGAGATATTCGCCAGGCTTTATCCTGACCATCGAAGCGTGCGCCGGCTGCCTTGATTGCGTCTTTCATTTCGCTAAACGTGCCGCCAGTGACGGTGTAATAGTGCGGCACAATTTCATCTTTCGCCTGAGTCTTGATCGTTACATAATCCATCTTTCTAGCTCCTGTATGTACTCAACTTCATTACATACAGTATAAGCGATATTCGCCCATATGTCAAGCGAATACCGCTAACATTCGCCCCCTAAAAATTGGGGTAGGTGGCTACTCCGCCACCACTATTCCGCACTTTGGGCACCAATACGGACCGGTCAACTCGCCGTCACGGTCGCGATCCGGCGCGACGGCGGCGTCCAGTCCGCAGCGCTCACAAACCCAATCGATGTCCTCGCGACCATCCCCAAAGAACGGGTTCGCGTCTGCTTCGATAAGTGGCGCGTTGGCCGCCAGCTTGCCGAGCGCGACCAGTCCGCGCCGCTGCCGGAGATAGTCGGCCCACTCGTCAACAGAACGCTCGTCCCACAGGGGATATCGAGGGCCGAACGGCTCCCACTTGTCGATTTTCTCGGCAAGGCCACTTTGATAGAACGCTTGGCGGCTGGACAAGCCCAGCCGCTCAAGCGCTTCACGAGTGGTGAGGGTGTTGGGAGGGGAAGTCATGTTATCCCCCTGCATCAATTCTGTCTTCCGCGTCCTGCGCGTTGTAGCCCAGGAAAATCCAGTTTCCCGGTTGACCAGGAATAACTGCGCCAACGCCCAGCTTTGCGGAGCGCTTCCACCAGCCGCGCCGCGTGACGGGCGCGCCGCCGGTCTGTTCATAGCCGGTGGCGAAAATGACTTCGCTACCGACCAACTTTGCAAGACGCTTTTTTGCACTCATAGAACCTCCAAAACTTCGATTGTATCGGCTTCGAAAATGATTTGATCGTGCTCGTGCTCGTGGCTACACAGGTAGCCGCAGCCACGAATTTTGAAACAAACCGCGTCGGGGTCGGCTATCTCGTACCACTCGCTACCGCACTCGCGGGATGTGTAGGCGAAAACCGCGCCGTCCCCTTCGGTCGCAGCACCGCCATCCGTGAAACCCAGGGCTTCGTTCCACTCACAACCTAGGAACCCGGTCGCATCAATGCTCTCTGCTGCATGCTGATCGGTGTAGTGGTAGCCCACAAAAACACCTTCCTCTTTTACTGTCAGATATTCCGCTTGATTGATGGTGTCTTTGTGGCTCATTTCCCCGTTCCGTTGCTTCGTTACTATAGTCTTATTGTATCACGCTATTTACGCGATGTCAATGGTTGGTAACGAAAGACTACCCCTAAAAAGTGGGGGTAGCTACTCCGCCAGCATCTCCACCGCCGCATCTACCCGCTCCTCTTTGGTACGTGCGTAGTATGCCCGCGTGGTTTCCACGCTTCGATGCCCCAGGTAATCCTGCACCACATCAAGCGCGACCCCGGCATTGACCAGCCGGGTTGCGACGTAGTGGCGGAAGTCGTGCGGGTGGATCGCCGGCAGGCCCAGCGCCCGCCGGGCTGCATCGACCACGTGCCACACGGCTTGTCGGCTTAAAGCACGTCCCTCGTAGCGCTTGCTGTGCGCGATGAACAGCAGTTCGGTGTCACCCGCGTCGCGCTTTTCCAGGTACGCCTTGACATAATCCAGGCTCTCGCGAAAACGCAGGTAATAGCCGTGCCCGCCTTTGCCCTTGACGTATACGCGCCAAACGTCGTCGCCCTCGAATGCCTGGGCCGGGAAGTCGCCGGCTCGCAAAGAAAGCACCTCACTGATGCGCCCGCCGCTCTCAGCCAGGCAGTGCATCAGTGCGCGGTTGCGCAGCGTCTCCAGCGCCCACCGCGCGACCCGGTCGGGGTCCGGGTTGGTGGCAAGCTTCGGGGGCATGGATGCGCGGTCGTAGTACGCGATCACCTGCTCGATGCCTTCGGGTGGCTCCGGTGGTTTGTGGTCGGCGCGGAAGGTGCTGCCCTTGCGCGTCGCCTGGTCGAGCGCCCACAGCGCTTTTGCAAGCGGGAATGCGGCGGGGAGGTGGTCGTTGACCGACATCCACTCGAACCAGCGGCGGCACGCGCTGAGGTACAGCCTGACCGAAGCGGGGGACAGGTCGCGTTCGTCGAGCAGCCATTGCGTGAACTTGACCAGGATCGCCTTGTCGCCGGCGTCGAGCTGCACTAGGGGCTTGGGCGCGAACTCGATGAACAGATCAATGCCGCGCCGGTAGGTGTCGATCGTGTGGTGTGTACGCACCATCTCGGACAGGAAGGCGTCGCGGGTGAAGGGGTAGATCATCATATCACCTCTAGTCGACAAGTTCTATCCCAATCCTAAAACAGAACATCAATTATGAAGGTGAGGGCCTTACCTATAATCAGTCCAAGTAGGACCGCACCGCCAATATCCTTAAGACAACTTCCGCCCTGTTTATCTGGAGGCCCAGGCTCACCCATTTGATTTTTAAAGAATGTTGGTCTTATCCATCCCATCGCATCGCTCCTTGAGTAGGGTAGGGCATCACCCCCGCGCCCGATTTTGCTTACATAATCATGGAAATGACACCTAATGTCATTTCACCGTTACTATCACGAAATCTTGCGCCCACTATCCGAAATTCAACCCGCCTCGGCCGCGTCGCCGTCGTCGGGTAGATCGTCCGGGCCGTAGTCCAGGGACATGTTCCAGCTCGTTTTTTGCCGAAATTCGCCCTCGATAACCCCTTTTTCACTGGTGTCCTGGTGTGGTGTGGTGTGGTGTGGTTGGTGTGGTGTGGTGTGGTGCCGGTAATTTCGCACGGGCGGCGGCAAAATTTCGGGTAGTGCCGGCACGTTGGGCGCGTCGAACGATGTCAGCCAGACGGTGTGTTTGAGTGCCTGGGTAACGGTCATCGGCTGCCCATCCCTGCCGCGCGCCAGCACCCAACTGCTGTTTGGGTGCCCCGTCTCTTTTTCGATCAAGGCCAAATCGGAGAGGAACCCTACCATTACGTGATAGGTATCTTCGCTGATGCTGGCGGCTGCGCACAACCGCCGGCGGCTGAAGCCCACCGGCGCATCCTCGCCGCGCGGGACGTGCTCTGTCCAACGCAAGAAGCCCAACGCGGCCAACTTCCACGCCTGCCGTACCTGCCGCTCACTGGCCCGGAACGCGGCATCCATCGCGTCGGGCTTGATCGCAGCGCGCAGTCGCTCGGCCCGCGTTGGTTCGTCGCCTGGCGCGGCCAGCGCCGGCGCGGGCGCGAAACCGGGCAGTGCGCGGGGTTCGCCGGTCTGCGCATCGATGTACAAGCCGGCTTGCTCCATGATGAGCTGCCGGCGCGTGTAAATCGCGCGCTTGAGCGATAGGAACCGGGCGTAGTGCCACAGCACAATCGCGGCGGCAATCGTGGCGATGCTCACTATCGCAATTTTGGCGACGTGCCCGGTCTGCCGGTCCAGGTCAGCCTGGCCGGCCTTGCGCTCTGTTTCTTTCGCTTCGGTTTCGAGTTCTTTGGCGCGGGCGGCCTCCTGGGTGGCATAGGCGTCCTCCACGGCTTCCGCGCGCGCCGTTGCGGTGGCATCCGTCTGGTCGCGCTCCAGTGCAAGCGCCTGTGTCGTCGCGGTCGCCGCCGCGCTGTTGGCGTATGCGGTCGCGCCGGCGTTGTATTCCTCGACCTGCAACGTGAGCGCCAGCGCCGCGCTCGTGGCGTCGGCCTGAGCGCGCTCGTAGGCGAGCTGCGTTGCCATCGCATTACGCGCTTCGGCGGTGCTGGTCTGCTCGACGAAATACAGATTGTTCGCCATTTCGCGGACGCTGGCGTTGGGGTCTGCCAGGGTCACGGTGGGGCCGGCGGGCATCACGGTTGGCGCTGGTGTCGCAGTGACGACCTCGACGATGCGCTCGGCTTGCGGGGTTTGTGCGGTGGTGCAGCCAGCGAGCAGGAGAAGGGCCAGGGCGGTAAGTATTACCCGGTTATACTTCCTGCCCATTTCCACCTTCCGCTTCTGGTGTCGCTTCCCCAAGCCAGCCGTCAATGTCCGCGACGCACATACGCGACGTCTCCGCAAAGGCGGTCGCGCTGATGACGTCGCAGGCGATCGCTTGGGCAATTGTTGCGGCGAACTGGCGGCCCTTGAGCGCCGCGTTGCGCAGCGCTGCCGCCGACCGCTCCAGCTCCTTCCTGCGCTTCACCTCTTTGACGATCCGGTCCCTATCGGTCCGATACCACTCATCGAGCCGCTGGAGCCGTCCGAGCAGCCCCTTGGCGGTACGGCTGTATCCGCTGTGCTCGATGCCCAGCGCGTCCAAGATGTCGTGGCAAGCGTCGAGGTCGGCTTGCGTGTCTTTGCAGTCGCCACATGCCCAATACTCTGCCTCGGCCTTCACCGCTGCCGCTCGCTCCGCGTCGAGCCTTGCCTGCACTTCGTCTAAGTGCCGTTTAACTTCCCGATAGTTCTTAATTTTCATTCCCCACCCCATCCCGCCGCTTACACGCCCGCTCGTGACTGGCGCGTCCCTGCGGCGAGTCGAACACCTGGCCACAGTATTGGCATGTCAGGCTAGCCTCAAGCTCGCCTACCCTGGCTTCCAAGTCGTTCGCCCTGGCCCGCTCTTCGTGTACCTTGGTCGTAAGCTCTCGCTGCTTAGAGTTGGCCTCGGTTACCCTAGCCTCTAGTTCGGCAACCCTAGCCTGTTCCTGTCTCAGGCTAGCCTCGGCCTTGCTTAGGCTAGCCTCCATCTTGGATACCTCTAGGTTATCCCTACCCTCACCCTGGCTCACCCTAGACCCGCGCAAGTCCGAGCTAGAGTACTGCAAGCTCCTGGCAAAGGCTACCATGCCCCCTACCATGACCGGGGCTAGGGTGACAATGGCGGTCCATAGGATGAGCCACCCACCCGGCAGCACCTCCCTCGTTTCTAGCCCGCGCTGCACCGCGACCATCGGCGGCGTCATGATGATGGGGGCAAGCGCGATCTGTACGATGACCATACGGGCCAGCCAGCCGAGCCGGGCGGGCGGGCTGCCGGCGCGGCGCTTGAGCATCCCCCACGTCTCGACGCAGTAGAACGCGCCACCGGCCAACAGTACGCCCATGCCCAGGGCGACCACGGCGTTATGGTCGGGCAGCGTGCTTTGATAGCGCGGTATCTCGATGAGAAACAACGCGGCGATGAGGAACAGCCCTAGCCGGTCGTGCCATTTGCGGTTCATGTCGTAGCCTCCAGTTTCAGGATATCACGGTTTTCGCGGGTTGTGGTTGAGTTGACTCAATCGTTGAATACGATTCCTGGCGCGCGTTTCGGCACCGCGACACCAACGACACCTATATATCCAAAGCTCGTGACCATAGGCCGACGAAAGTATTTCGTGGACATGGGCGGCTGACCCACCTCGCCCGCACGAGCCGCATTTCCAATCAAGGTAGTTCATCGTTCACCTCGTCTATGTTTGTTGTGTTAGATAGCTATTGCCTGCTCTAATTGCAAGACCTTGGCATAATCGCCGTCTTCGTGCGCAACTTGCGCCTCGCGTTCATATCTCCATAGCGCTCGCTCGTATGCATCAATACTCAGCGGTTCCGTTCCGTGTGGCTTGTAGGCGTGTACACGCCAGAGATAATCCTCATAATCCGCCGACCAATTGCGACAGTGTGCGAAATACAAGTGGCCGCTATTTACGGTAATTCCTATCCCCATTCCGGCGAAAAGCCGCTCAAGTCGCCGCGAACTTGAGTAGGTCAATTTATCGAGCTGAATTGTTCTACCGCGCTCCATAAGCTCAATCTCTGCTGGTGTGTCGCCACCCAACACGGTTGACCGATATGCGATAGTTGTACCTTCTTTGAAACGCGCCTTGTTTTCGAAAAAACCGTGATCCATTGTCTTTATCCTTTCGCCCCTTGGGGCAACTCAACACTAGTCTACTAATCACCAATCGGCCACACATACGGCAGGCCCGCCGTTTCTGCCCACCCAAACCGATCATACCACGCCGCGTCCTTGCGCAGCAGGTTCGACCGGTGCGCGGCGTGAAACGCCTCGTTGCCCAACCACGAAGGGTTGGGACCGTGGTAGGATCGTCGCATAAAGAACTCCCCGGCTTTGTGCTCCAAGCGGCCACCACGCCGGCCCCCACGCCACCGCAGCCGCCACTCGACGTACAACGCGCGACCGTAGCGCACCAAGGCACTTTCGTGCCCCCGCCACATCTTGACGGCGGGATGGTTGGCCCAACCGTTCGACGCGCCAGTCAAGACATTGTGTATCTGCATCGCCTCGGTGATTTGCTTGTTGAGGCGGCGGTTGTCGAGACACTGCGCCGATAGCGTGAAGTTGGGGTAGGGGAGAAAAGTTTGCATTAGTCGTCCTCTTCGGCTTGCGTGGCATCCAAAAAGGACACCTCAAACGACCGCTGTGCATCAACCATCTCTTTGAAGTGGTCGATCAACCTGAAGTGCGACGGGTCAACGTAGGCGATAGCGCCGCCGAGGTCAAAGACCAGGAGTTCGTCGCCGGGTTGCCAGTCATTGTTGCGGCACATCTGTGCAGGCGCGGTAAGCTGATTATTCTTCTGGAGCTTGACGGTTTGCATGTGGCCTCCTTACGTACGTATATACGTATGGATATTATACACCTGAAACGAGCCACATGTCAAGTCAACGGCAACCGCGCCGCCCCGCCTCCCGTTCCATCTTCGCCTTGCACCGCCCGCACACCGCCGCGCCATCCGGCAGCGCATCGACGACGCGCGCCCCGCTCGTTATCGGCAGACCGCACAACGGCGCGACCGCTTCGCCATCATCAGCGGCGATGTGGTACACGTTGCGGTGGCGTGCGGTGGCGGTGGCGGTTTGGAGGTATTGGATCATGGTTGTTCGCTACCCTCAAGCGTGGCCTCTACAGACCACCCTAAATCTCGCGCCAGCAGCCGCCATGCAGTCGCAGCCACAGCCGGAACCTGCCCCTGTCCAGAGGCTCTAACCCGCTCCATCCTGGAGGCCATCCCATCAACCAGTCTTGCCAGTCCGGGTTCAGTTGCCCACCATTCCCAGGGTTCATGCGGCCCTTCCTGCTCCCCGTCTTCAACAGCCTGCTCAGACCATTGGTGTGCATCTTCTCTGCATCTGTCGCGAGCGGCGTCGGTAGCATTTCCCGCTCCCTGACCGCCTGGCCCAGGGTGGGGCCGGCCCCGTATCTCTCCCGACTCGCCCGACTGGTCGGTCTGTCGTCTTTGGTCGTTGGCGTCGGCCACACGCGCGACGGCTTCGCTTCCAAGCTGTCCTTGACCGCCGCCGGCAAGTCCCACCCGTGCGTCGCGGTAGCTTTCGCTTGCCCCCACAAACACGTTACGCGCGGCGTGGGCCACAACCCAGAGCCGGTCCCTCTGGTGATTGGCGCCAACGGCGGAAGCCGGTATGCAATCCCACCGCACATCAAACCCGCCCTCGGCCAGGTCTCTTTGAACTCGTCCGTAATACCCATGACTGCCCCAAAGGAGCGCTGGTACGTTTTCCAAATAAACGTACTCTGGCTCGACCTCTCTAATGATGCGAATGGTGTCAGGCCAGAGGTTGCGTTCGTCGTCGCCGGCAAGCTGCTTTCCCGCCGCGCTAAACGGCTGGCACGGAAATCCCGCAGTGACGATATCCACTGATCCAGCCCAGGGACGCCCGTCGAATGTTCGGGCGTCGTCCCAAATGGGCGCGTCATCGAGGTATCCGTCCGCGATTCGCTGCTTGAGGACGGAGACGCAGTAGGCGTCGATTTCGACGTAGCAGGCCGTTCGCCATCCGAGCAGCCATCGGGTGGCGAGTAATCCACCACCTGCGCCGGGAAATAGAGCCAACTCATACACGTCTTACCTCCATCACATCACCCCCAACACCCTAAGCCACCACGCCGCGCCGCAGGGCGTCGTCACGGTCGATCATGGTACACCTCCGTTTGCAGCGCCTTCACCAGCCGTATCCGGTGCCCAACGAATGGACGTATCCGTTCCAGGCATTCGGCGCACATATAGACACGGTCGCCGTCGTGGTAGATGACAAGGCGCGTGGCGTCGTTGTGGCAGTTCTTGGTGGCGCAGGTGTTCATAGCATCAACTCCTGAGTGACGAGTTTGCCATCGTCCGTAAGTGCGACGCGGTCCACCGGTTCGTTGCCCGTAGGCTCGTCGCCGTCCCACTTGTTCGGCCAGGTGCCGGCCGCGATCAACTCCCTGATGCGCGCCAACTCCTCGTCGTTGATCAGGTCCACACCGGCCCGCGCTTGGATATCCAGCACCCGCGCCAGCCCCATCTCGCGCGCTTCCATCGTCAGCGGCCCAAGCCGCTGCTGGTTTTTCGAATATTGGCCGTCTTTGCGCATCTCCCCGCCTGGTTTGCGGAGACGGTGCTGCGGCGCTTTCAGTTCGCGGTAGAGGGGCTTGAGTTCGAGCAGTGGGGCCAGGTGCGCCCACTCGTTGGTTTTCACCAGGCCCTCCAGCGCCGTATCCCTATCGACGAGGTTGCAGCCGGCGCAGCCCGTGCGCACGTCCCCATCGCCGTAGACGGCCGCGATATCGGCCACGTCGAACCCGTGCTCGCCAAAATAGAGCCAGTCCCACACGTGGCAAAGCCGCCAGTGCAGGAGCGGGGCCAGCGTGTCGGCCACACTTTCGGGCGTTGCCTGCTGAAACCATCCCTGCCCACACTCGCCGCTGTCCTTCGAGCACGACAGCGCGATGCGCTGGTCCCGCGCAGCGCTTTCGCCCAATCTCACGCCGGTGAGCATCAGCAGCTTTTCGCCGGTGGCGTCGCGCAAGTCCTGCAACTCGCGCAGCATCGGCTCGACCTTGAGCTGCGGCGTACACCAGCGAAAGCGGTTTTTCGGCGGGGGCACGCCCCGGCCAAACATGTAGACGAAAAACCTATCATCCATCTCCGGCAGCACAACGTGCGCCTCAAGGCCCTGCCCGCGCAGTATATCCAGCAGTCGCATGGCCGACTGCTGGAGCGGCGGTAGTTCCATGCGCGTATCCGCATAAAGAACGGTGAGCGATTCTGGTGGGTCGATCTTGCCGACCTGGATCGCCCACGCCACGAGCGCGACTGTGGCCGTGCTGTCCTTGCCGCCGGAGTATGCGATTGCCCAGTGACGGTAGCGCTGGCCGTACTCCGCGACGCTGGCGAGGGACAGGTCGATGGCGTCGGTCAGCGTGAGGCGCTGATCTTCCCAAAGCGACGGCTGTCTCCCGTTCACAAAAACGTCTCCTGTATCTCCTCCACCCTCAGCGCCGCGCGCATCTCCGGCTCGCTCTCCATCGCGCCTAGCTCGTAGAGCAGGTCGAGCTTTTCGTGGGGATACGCCAGTTTGTCGAGCGCCTTCTCGACGAGCGGCCACAGGTCGGGGTAGCGGCCGGCGAGCTGGCCTGATGCGACGGCGATGTCGAGTTGATCCTGTAGGAATTCGGACGTTCGACGCCGTGCGATAACTGCATTACCGTTCATCGCTTCGCCCCTTCTTCGTCCGGCAGTTGCCGAACATGAGGTGCTGCGCCAGGCGCTCGGCGGACAAGAAGCGCTTGAGGCAGAACGGGCAGAAGTAGCCCTTGCCGTTTCCCGTTGAAAGTTTCATCGCGCCACCTCCACAGTTGGGCACAGTACAGTGTTGAGGATTCTGTCGCCGTCATCGACGAGCGTTCCGCCATCATCCAGCCATCGGTGTAGCTCGTCTATGTCGTCTTCGGCGTACATGCGCAGTTTTCCGTAGCGCAGAAAGGCCCGAAAACGCCCACAGCCCCAATCTTGACCAACACGCGGCCACTGGTTAAGCGGGACGGGCGTCTCGTCATAATGTGCGTCCAACCCCGGCCATTTGTCCGTTTCATAGTCGGGAACCTCGACCCAGTACCTGCCTGAAAAAATGTAGCCGTGTGTTGGCGGCAACCAGGGCGGTGGCTGAATGTCGAAATAGTCGAAATACCACGCCCTGGCAAGTTCGCCTTGCTTCGGGGTGCGGCGCGGATTTTTGAAACAGTATCGCTCGTGTTTCGTCGCCCCGCGCTCGGTGCGGTACAGCTTGCGGCAGTATTGGCACTCGTAGGCGTCAATTCTCTTTGGCGTCATTTCACTCTCACCGAACCCTTCACGTTGGACACCTTGCGCACCGTCACCAGCCACTCGTACCCCGGCATGTCCAGCAGCTCGTCAAGCTGCTTTGCGTTGTAACTGGCGCGTTCGTATGGCGCGCACCACTGCGCGTAGCCGTTCGGGTCCTCCCACCGCTTGCCGGTCAGGTCCTCATATTCGGCGGCCAGGTTTTCGAGCTTCGCCCGCGCTTCGTCCATGCGCGGCTTCAGCTCGGCTTCTACGGCGTCAATCTGCGCCTTGCAATCGCGCACGACAGCGACCATCTCTGCTATTTCGGTGTACAGTTCTTGCTCGGTCATTGTTTTACTCCTTTTCTCCCCAACCCTGCCGCGCAGCCGTAGCCACGCGGCAGGGCGTCAAGAGGAGGCCCTGGGCCGGCGCGTTGCCGAACCCAGGACGCCCCCGCTAAAGTAGTTCGGGCTGACCGCTCTCTTCCGCCAGCTTACGGACAGCGCGCAGGTACACCATGATCCCGCGCGCCTCAACATTCTCGCACGACTCAGACAGCCACTTGGCATAGCCCCTGTCGTTGTCGGCAATGTCGCCCAACGTCTTGCCCTTGTTTTTACCGAACCACATTTCGGTGTTGCGGTAGTCTTCCAGTTCATCGGGCAAGGGTTGCCACCCCGTCTCTTTGGCCCACTCGTAGAAATCGGGCCACACAAGCGGGGACTCTTCGTCCCCACCTTGCGCGGGGGTTTCATCGGGTAACGTTTCGACTTCCCCCTTCCTGCTGTTCACAAGTTGCGCCTCTGGCGCGTCGATGGTCAGCGCCTTGATGATGCTGTCTACATCGTCGGATTTGGTGACCTCGCCGGCCGCTTCAGCCGCATTCAGTGCCGCCATCGCCTCGCGCATCTCGACGGCCAGCGCGTTGGCGACCGCCGCGACGGTTGCGCCCGGCCAGGACGTGGGCCGGGTAGCTTCAGGCGGCCCGGACTGCGCGGGAGCGGGTGCGCCGTTGCGCTTCGGCGGCACAGGCGGCGGCTCAAAGTCACCGTTTACGAAGTCTTCCATGTCCTGGGTAAAGAACTCGGACGCATTGACCGCGATCAGCACGGCGGCGACCAGGGCGCGCTTTTGCGCCATTTTGTCTACCGTGTTCAACTGGTCCGCGCGGTCGGGGTTTTCTACACGCCCAGTTTCCTGCTCGGTGATGCGCGTGTCGTTAGCGGCAAAGTTCGCGCCGCAGCCGCCGGTTTTCTCCCAGCAGTACCAGCCATCGTCGCGCTTGCTGCGCCGGATGTTCTCCGCGCCGCACTGTGGGCAGACGCGGCCCGCGCGACGATAACGGTACTTGCTCTCATAGGAGTTGCACGAGCCGTTACCCGTGCCTACGAGCATCCCGCCGCGCGTGTACAATTCGCACTGGTACTGGAAATAGAACAGGCCCTTGTCGAAATCGACCACCTTGTCCAGGATGACGAACTTTGGGGTGAGCCGGAAAAACGTCGCCAACTTCTCCGCGCCTGGCTTGAGCAGTGTATTCTTGTCGGTGCCCGGCACCTTGCCGTAATCGATATTTTCGACAAGTACATTGCTGCTCACGAAGTCGTTTAGCGCCTGCCGCATGGCCTGCGCCTCGTGCAGCGACATAATGGATGCCGCACCGAACCCCGTTGCCAATTCATCATTCACCTCTACAACCGCCAAACCCTTATCATTCACTGCTGCACCTCCTCTTGATGCACCTAAGCCGCCACGGGCGCGGCAGCGTCGATATCGTCGTACACGAGCGTCCAGCCGTCGCGCAGCTCATACGGGCACTCGTCGTCGTCGTGCCGATCGAACCACGGGCGCGGGGCTGCCCACCACGGCTCGGCTTCCTGCACTTCGTTCTCGTCGGTCGGTTCGTCGTATCCGGTCAGCAACATCAATAACTCCCTTCGTTTCAGTCTCCCCCCCCACCCCCGGCGGCCAGCGGGGTAGTTGCCGGCCGCCTTAGGGAGGGTTGGAGAAGGTGGCGGACATAAGCCCGCCGCGCTGCCGTCGAACCGCGAAAGCAGACGCTCGACGGCATGACGGCGTTCTCATGCTATGCGCCCGTGGGCACGCCTGGCTCGCCAGGTACAGGCCGAGGCGGGCGTGGTTGCGGTTGGACGGGTGGGACCGGCAGCGCGAACCGCGCCACCAGGTCCTCGGCCTTCGCCATCTCCACGACCTCGTCGGTCGCCAGGTCGTAGAGTTCGTACCCAAGCGCCATCTCCATCCAGGAGCGGTAGCTCTCGAAGGGCGAGCCATACGCGGCGACGATCGCGCCGGCGTCGTCCCGCGCAATCCGAATATCGTGCGGCACGTCCGGCACGCTGCCTACCGGGCTGCTGAAGTACCGTTCGTCGGGGTCTTCGAAAATTACGGGCTTGTGATCAATGATCATGGTGTTAGCCATTTCTGCTGCCTCCGTCCCTTACTGCGCGCTGAGCCGCGCGTCGTGCGTACTGGTGCTGGCGGTCGCGACGACGTCGCCGCGCTCGCGCTCTGCGTCCCGCACCAGCCAACCGGCGGTCGAGCGCACCCCAGTCGATGTTTAGCGTGTGACCGTGTTGGTCGTCGGGGCTGGCGATGATGATCATTCCCGCCCCCTGTGCGCCGCGCACTCCGCTTCGCTTGCGGCCCGCGACTGGCGAACCGCAATCCTCCGGAAGCCATCAGCTCTGACCTGATGGCCCCCGCCAAAAAGCCTGACACCTACATGCCAGTTCTTCAGGGAGGCCCGGCGCAGCCCCGTCGCCCGATTCCGATTCGCCTGCCTGTTGCTCATCACTTCACCTCCGTAACCGGGACCGCTGCCCCGATACGATTGTCTACAAGCCGCCGAACGCTCGCGGTCCAGCGGCCCGAATTCCAGATGCACGTCACGTTGCCAAACAGCGCCTTGATGGTGGCTGGATAACGCAGATCGTCGCGGCCTGCCAGGGCAGAGAGCACCTGGAAGCGGCGCTTGGGCGCGTTCCGCAAGACGACCGTGCCGGGCACAGGGTTGTCGCGCGTGACGCCGACCTGGTACGTGCGGGGGATGGTGCCGTTCACAGTAGCACCACCGCGACGACGAACCCGGCGACGAACCCGGCGACGATGAGGAGGATCACGGCCAGCGTGGGGCTGATCGCGCGATTGGCCGGCGCGGGGACCGGCGGGTTGAGCCATTCGAGCGGGTCGATCAAGTCGTCGCGGTTTTTCATGACAATCTCGCTATGACCTGAATGATCACGGCGGCCAGCGCCACGGCGATCACAAACGCGTTGAAGAGCGTCCCGTTGTCTGCGCTCTCGTTGGAATGTTTGTCGCTCATTGGTGTCTCACGCCCTTTCGAGTTCGCCGCGCCTGGCCGGCGGGGCAGGTGCAATCGACGAGTCGCATGGTTTTGGGGTTGAGGCGCCGACCGCTGCCGAGGCACTTCGGGCACACGCCCCGCCGCTTCAGGTCAGCGCTCGCGTCTTCGAGGATATCTTGCATCTTGCGGGTCATGCCTGCACCTCCGGCGCGGCGAGCGCGTCGGCAGCGCCGGCCATGTCGCCGTCGAGCGCCATGACGAGCAGCGCGGGACTGTTGAACGTGACCGCGCCGAGGCGGCCGGCGTACCCTGCCTCCAGGAGCGCGCGCGCCATCGCCGGTACCGACCAGTTCGTAATCGAGGCGTGGGCCTCTATGCGGTTGTTGTCGAACGTGTGAAGAACGATGAAGCGGGGGTCGCCGTGGGGGGCGGCGAATTCGAGCACCTCGATGTCGTGGTCGCTGGCGATCTGCGAGTCGCTCATGTCGCAGAGGCCCATGACCCAGTTGAAGTGCTCCTCGCAGTAGCGCTCGGTGTACTGCGACGCGACGCCCTGGATCACGCATTCGTGCGTGGGGCGCTCCATGCAGTCGATCTTTGCGCAGAGATAGCCGTCTTCGCGCTGGCGCTCGATCTGCGCGGCGGTCGCGGCGGTGCTGAGATCATCGCGCATCTGGTCGGCCCATTGCCGAGCCTCGTCGAGCTTTTCGGGGTCTAGCTGAACGAGCGCCGTGTCGTCGTAGACCGGACTCTCGGCGCGACCTTCTTCGTCGTCCCATCCGTCATCATCGACGTCCGGAGGATCATAGCGACAGGGCGGGCAAATGCCGCCTTCAAGCTCGTCGCTCTCTTCGCCACAGTAAAAACACTTGGACATACGAGCCACCTCCTGAGTGGTTGACGCGGAGGCGGCCCCATGGGATAATGGAGTCGCCCGCGCTGCAAATTACGGGTTGAGGTTGGCGCTAGCTTCAAGGTTTAGCGCCAGCCTCTATTTGTTTTCAAGCATATCATACTATATGGATAATGTCAAGCTATTTTTCGGCATTCTATCTATATAGCACCGTTCTATATAGGTTGACACATGGCACGGTATATGATATCATCGTATCAGTTTATTGAAAGGAGGCGCAGCGTGAGTAGAACGCGAGTTGTGAGCCGCGTCGGAGAGTTGCTGGCGGCAAAGGAAAAACTTGAAGGTCGCCGGATCACAAACAAGGAAATCGCGGACGCTACCGGAATGAATCCGACCAGTATCAACGAGTGGCGATGGGGCGACGTTGGCCGCTTTGACCAAAACATGATCGCCGCCTGGTGCGACTACCTTGACATCGGGCCGGGCGAACTGTTCGTGGTCGAAAGAGACACCGAGGATTTTAGCGTTGCCGCCAGCATAGCATAAAACAATGACGGCCCCTCTAATGGGACCGCCACCTTCCTACCCGCCTTCGCTTGCCAGCAGCGCGGGGTTCATTATCTGCCTAGCGGCAGAGTAACGACATTATGATTGCAAACGCTAACTGCAAACCGTTTACCAATTGCGCCATATCCATATTCTGTGATACAATGACCCTATCACGTCCTCTGGCGGGAAGGCCGGTTCGTCCATCCTCAACCCCTAGCGCGGGCCGTATGTTCGATACCGACCTCCCCGCCAGAGGGCGCGATGCATTCTGTGATAAACCCCACCCGAAGCTGCAACATATATTTCTGGAGATAACAGCGCGGCATAATGCGCGCGAGTCGTTCTCTCATCCATCCTCACCCCGGAGTCTAGCACAACCGGATAACAAATACAAGGGCGCGTATACATTCACCGTAGCACAAAAAGCGTATTTTGTGACTGAGCTGGTCGGCCAAAACCCAGGGAGAGTAAAAAAATGTCGAGTAGAAACGTTGCGCTCGTTGCGATAGCCGCCATTTTTCTCATTGCCGTCTGCATGGTCTGTTATTCGCTGGCCGTTCTGGCCGGCCTTATAGGAGCAATAATTCCATGGATACTTTTACTTTTCTCATAGTCGGCCTGGCCGTCGGGTCGCTCGCAGCGATATCGCTCACCGCGCTCGTGCGCGGGGGCGTGCGCAATATCCAGCACGGTGGCGTGCAAATTGTCACAGCTACCAAGGGCTGGGAGAAAGCGCGCGAAATTGAACAGATCGAGGACGCGACCGCGAACATCGTCGCCGCTCTATGCGAATGCCAAACCGCAATTGAACTTGTTACTGCCGCCGCCGATGGTCGTTTCAATGGCGATCTGGACGCGGCGATGAGCGAGCGCTTCGGCGCTGCCATTGATGCAATGAAGAGACAGCACGTCACGCTCGCGCGACATCGCAGCGGCGAGCAAGCGGCATCCGAGGTCGCGCTGTTTTATGAAAAAATGGCGAACGAGCGCGAGAATGGATTGTAGCCTGAGCATTGCCCAGGGCTGCGGAGTCGCGCGCTTTAACATGGGCGGGTGGCTGTTGCCAACGAGTATTCAATAGACGACTGCGTCAGGATTGCAACCTGAGCAATACGATTGAATACGGGAACAAAAGCAAGTTATTGCAATCACTGCTTGCTTGGCGGTTCAATTCCGCCCCCGCCCTACCCGCTTATTTGAACGGAGGCTGCTAATGTTTCCTGAACTCGGTTATTGGATGCCCGCGAAGGACGGCGACCTGCGCGCCCTGGCGCTGTACCGCCGCCACTACAGCTACTACGAGTACGCCGACGGCCGGCGGCGGCCTGGGTCGCCGAACTGGACGCTGATAGCCGGCCCTGGCGAGAAGATGGTGCTGCTCACGTCACGCGCCGATGCCCTGTTCGTGTGGCGGAAGTTCATCTCGATGAACGACCAGGGCGGCGTCAACTGCGCGGTCTTCCGCAACGAGGGCGACGTGCTCAGCAGCGCGCTTATTCGTGAGGCCATGCAGTTGGCGTGGCGTCGCTGGCCGGGCGAGCGGCTGTATACCTACGTGGATCCCGCCAAGGTCAAGAGCGCGAACCCCGGCTACTGCTTCAAGGTGGCGGGGTGGAAGGCGTGCGGTACAACGAAAGTGAATAGTTTGCTTATCTTAGAGGCGTTTCCCTTGAGCACCGCCCAGGGCTGCGGAGTCGCGCGTTTGCCAGATTGGCGCGGCTCCGTGGCCCTGGGGAGCGCTCAAGCGCTTCTGCCGCCGGGGATTTTGTAACGATGGGGGTCGTTGCTGGGGTCGCCGGCGGCACGCATAACTGAGGTGAAAACATGACCATCTACGGCAAAAACGAAAAAGGCGTATGGCACGACATGACGAGCACCGATCCGCCGGTGACGCTGTGCGGGCTTACACTCCGCTCGCCGATGCTGACCAACGCCGTGCCGGGCGATAACCGTTGCAAACGCTGCGCAGAGTACCGGCTGCACGAGCGGCAGGTGGGAAAGCAGCTTGCCGGTGACTACCGGCACTACTACAGGTATGAGGTACCGAGGACATGAACGCGGGCGGCCACATAGTACGGGCTGGAGGTCGCCGTTAAGTGAGCGGAGCAACTTTGCTAGGACGGCATGATGGAAGATCAACCAGAATACGACGGACATAAAAGCTACGCTTCCGGGTATATCGCGCGAGAACGGGCAGAGCAGCGTATTGTTAAAGTGCCGCTCGACTATGTAGATATGATGAACGGAAACGTCTACGCGGCGATGCTGCTCGCCCAAATCGTTTACTGGCATGGCGCAGACAGCGAGGGTAAGTCACGGCTCAAAGTCAAGCGTGATGGCCACTGGTGGTTAGCCAAAGAGTATAAGGATTGGTGGGACGAGTGCCGCATACGCGAGGGTACCGCCAGGAAACACATTGACCAGATGGTTAAGAGCGGTATTCTTATTCGAAAGCACTTCCGTTTCGGCGGAATGCGCACCACGCACCTACGCATTGATTGGAAGATTTTCAAAGAAAAACTTGCCGAGGTGCAGGACGTCAATGCACCCCCGGTCAGCTATAACGTAGCTGACCGGAACGCTACAACGTATCCGACCGGAACGCTACAACGTAGCGGACCCTTAACAGAGACTACTACAGAGAATACTACAACAAGAGCCGATGACGCTGCCGGCTGCGATTTCGACGACCTCCCCACCATGCACGACAACACCGAGTTCATCACGGGCGAGAAGCCTAACGGCCGCAAAGCCCAGGATGACTTACAGGTCATGGCCCGTCCGGTCTACGCCGTTCTGCTGTCCACCGGTATTAATCCAACCTCGGCGATCAAGGCCGCGCGGTGGATACCCGCCAGCGTCGCGTTTGGCTCGGTGTTCCAGTGGCTTAGCCGGCAGGTCGAGGAGACTGTGGCAAACGGACACTTGCGCGGATTGTTCGCGCAGCAGATCACAAACCCGACCATGAAGCCGCCGCCAAAGTTCGTGACTCTTGCCAAGTTGGACGAGGCACGGCGCCACGACCTGACGCTTTACGTCCGTGCCATTCAAGCGCACCCAGAACAGCAAGAGCACCCGCCGGCAAAATGGGTTGGCGCATCGCAGAAAACCGTAGACCTGTTTCTGTCCATTTGCACGCGCGGCTCAAACCGCGACCCGACGAAACACTACGCATGGCGAGACGATAGCGCGCTATGGCCTGCCGTCGAGGCGTGGGCTGGCGAGGATGCGTGGACCGAAGACGTGAATGCTTGGATCGAGAGCAAGCGGCAGGAGGTTACAGCGTGAAAATCCGTTACGTGTTGATCGTGCAGAATTTGGACGGCACGAACGAGGCGACCGAACACGAGACGTTCGAGGCGGCGCTTGAGCAGATGCGCGTCACCGCCGGCCGCGACGCCCATGTCGAGGTGCTGGACGTTACCGGCCAGGTCGTCAACACCATCAAGTACGTCGCCCGCACCGTCACGACCTGGGAGCTGGCGTCATGAGCGAGGCGCCTATTCAAGACGCGGAAGCCGAAGGAGCGGTAATCGGTGCAGTCCTGATCGACCCGGAGCGTCGGTACGATATGGCGTTTCTGGAAGCCAGCGACTTCTTCATCGTCCGCCACCGGTGGATCTGGAGCGCGATTCAGCGCCTCCACGCGCGCGGCGACGCCATCGATTACATGACCGTGGTGGACGAGCTTCAAGCGCACGACCAGCTCGAAGAGGCCGGCGGCCCGGTGTACATCACGCACCTGATCAACAATACGCCGATTTCGCGCCATGCCGAAACCTACGCACGCATCGTGCAGCGCAGCGCGTACCGCCGGCGGCTGCTAGACGCCATCGGGGAAATCGCAATCCTGGCGCACGACGAAACCACGCCGGTGGAGGAGCTGCACGACCGGGCGCGGGCATTCGTGGACGGCGCGGCCGGCAACATCGCGACGCGCGATATCGTGACCATGTTCGAGGCGGTGGGCGCGCACGTGGACAAAGTCGTCGCGGCCCAGGCCGAGCCGGAGGCGGCGCGCGGTATCCCGACCGGGTACGGCAACCTCGACGGTACATTCGATATTCTCAGGGCCAGCAAATTGGTCACGGTGGCGGGCAGGCCGGGCATGGGCAAGACCTCGCTCATGCTCAACTGGGCAAGCGGTGCCTGGCGCACGGGTGCCCGTGTCGCCTTTTTCAGCCTGGAGATGGACACC